CATATCGCGTCGATTTTTAGTGATAAATCCCTCTTCCCTGAATTCGCAGAACCGGCAGAAAAAACCGATCCGCTGAAAAATCACAGCTGGTTATTTGAAGACACGGACAGTGATGACACTGATCTGCCGCCATTAGGGGCATTCTCAGAACCGGCGGTAAAACAAGATGAAATGACAGAACAACCGCAGGCCGCACTGAAAGAAACCGTTGCAGAACCGGTTGAAGACACAGTAACGGGATCCGCCGACAAACCGGCGCAACCGGTAACGGCTGTGCTCAGTGATATATTCAGTTTTTCCGGCACACCGGTCGTGCCGCAAAGCGAGCCGGTAAACTTTCCGGTAATAGCAGAAGCTGCACAACGTGAGCGTCCTGCCGATGCAATGACAATGCCGGTTGAAGACCATACAGAAGAAACCGCAGAAGAGACCGCCGAAGATAGCGCAGCAAAAGTTGCCGATCATATCGCGTCGATTTTTAGTGATAAATCCCTCTTCCCTGAATTCGCAGAACCCGCAGAAAAAACCGATCCGCTGAAAAACCACAGCTGGTTATTTGAAGACACGGACAGTGATGACACTGATCTGCCGCCATTGGGCGTATTCTCAGAACCAGCGGTAAAACAAGATGACATTACAGAACAACCGCAGGCCGCACTGAATGAAACCGTTGCAGAACCGGTTGAAGACACAGTAACGGGATCCGCCGATAAACCAGCGCAACCGGTAACGGCTGTGCTCAGTGATATCTTCAGTTTTTCCGGCACACCAGTCGTGCCGCAGAGCGAACCTGTGAATTCCACTGTAATAGCGGAAGCGGTACAACGTGAGCGTCCTGCCGATGTAATGACAATGCCGGTTGAAGACCATACAGAAGAGACCGCAGAAGAGACCGCCGAAGATAGCGCAGCAAAAGTTGCCGATCACATCGCGTCGATTTTTAGTGATAAATCCCTCTTCCCTGAATTCGCAGAACCGGCAGAAAAAACCGATCCGCTGAAAAATCACAGCTGGTTATTTGAAGACACGGACAGTGATGACACTGATCTGCCGCCATTGGGGGCATTCTCAGAACCGGCGGTAAAACAAGATGAAATGACTGAACAACCGCAGGCCGCACTGAATGAAACCGTTGCAGAACCGGTTGAAGACACAGTAACGGGATCCGCCGACAAACCAGCGCAACCGGTAACGGCTGTGCTCAGTGATATCTTCAGTTTTTCCGGCTCGCCGGTCGTGCCGCAAAACGAACCTGTGAATTCCACTGTAATAGCGGAAGCGGTACAAAGTGAATCCCCGTCAGAGCAGGAAATAACGCCGTACAATGCCTCTGTCGGGGCTGTCACACTACCGGCGGAAGACAATACAGAAAATCACGTCGCTGACCATATGACCTCGGTATTCTCTGATAAATCCCTCTTCCCTGAGTTATCAGAACCGACAGAAAAACCCGGTCAGCTGAAAAATCATAGCTGGCTATTTGACGACCTTGATACTGATGACTCAGATACCCCCGCTATCGGCGATCTCCCTGCAGGCGGATCACAAACGACACAGGATACATTGCGCAGCGGTGCATGGTTATTTGATGACGCCGATACCGGCGCAGATTCACAGAACAAACCATCATCAGATTTCCCCGCAACGCCGGTACAACCAGAGCCGACCGCAACCATACTGTTCAATAGCCTGCCACCGGCAACCAAACAACAGGACAATAACCTGCCAACAGAGAACTGGTTGTTTGCAGATGATACAGACGCCGCCGATCCTAAACCCTGGGGGCTGGCTGCATTACTCGCAGCAGGAAAAACATCCGGTAAAAACACAAATAACCCCGCAACAACACCTACCGGCCCTGTCTTTAAAGATGTAACAAAGGACAGAAAACCGGCTACTGAACCAGAAAAGGAAAAGGAACCGGGTCCGGAACATATCAGTCTCCCGCCTGCGGATCCTGCTGATATCATGACGGCCCATAGTGACACACAGGCCGATCCCCTGATGCCACCGGCACCAGCCCGCCCGACAATCAGGGTAGAAGTCGCACGTGCCCGTCAGAATGAACCATTTAACTCTCCGGTCACAGCAACGCTGCATGACGGCAGACACGTCAGTGTCCTTGGTATTTATTTTCAAAGCAGCATCGGACTGAATTTTAATGAAAAAACCAGTACACTGTATGGAAAACCTACCGAAAGTGGTGAGTTTTCATTACGGGTTGTCTGGGAACTGACACCAAAGCGTCGTTTCTCCACCGATGTAACCTTTATTGTCAGCCCGGATCCTCACAGCCCTCCGCCTCTTCCGGAAATTTATGCCTCACCGGCTGAATAAATAACAAAAACGTCCTTGTCGTTGTCAATAACAAGGACGTTTTGTTTTTACCGGCTGTATTAACACATATACCCAACGTCATTCAAGATGCAGGAAGGCGGCAAGGGAAAACAGACGGGGAGCATACATTAGTATGTGACCCGGCTGGTTGAGTGTAGCCAACGAACCTGCAGTTTGAATGAATAAGGGTATATAACCTGATGAGAATGAGCTGCCTGCATGGCAGTAAATAACCTCTCTATCATAATTATTTCTAAGCTGCCTGAGTGGCAGTAAACATCATCAGAAATGCGGCACAGTCGCAACAGCAGAAAGCACAGCACGCTTATGGCTCAGTCCGTAGCAGGTAAATTCCCCCTGTTGCGGCGAACTGAAAAACAACCGGCGGATAAATAACGGAAACGGACAATGTGATTTCTGTCCTGAGTTTGATTCTGTCCGGATAAACGGCAGCGACGCACGGGCACAGGGCATGGATTTTTCCAGTTCGGCCAGGCATGTTGCCAATGATTGCCCGGTGTGTACTGCCCGTCGTTCCGCTTTGGACCGCATATCCTTGTAAATACGTAACCGCCCTTTTACATGCTCACGGATATAACTGACCGGTATATTCTGCTCCGGTACAGGTAATACAGGGCTGATTGCAATATAACCCGATATCCCTGTTAATCGTCCTGCAATATTCAGTTTTATCAATTCATCATATTTTATTGCCAGCAACCTCAACCGGAACCCCGGCGAGGGCTCCAGGCTGCTGTAATCAGGAAATGCCACAGCAATGGCACTGCTGTTTTCCGCTATTTTATTATCCGCCAGCGCAATATGTATCCGCTGCCAGACTTTTTGCCGGATAAATACCGGAGAGACGGTCGCCTCAGGTAATATAGTGATAGTCTGATAATAATTCATATGCTGTTTTATTTATCCCCCTCACCAAATACCCCACCGCGGATCAATACCGCAACGACATAATGCTCCTCATTTTCCTGTAATAATTCCCCGTACACCCACTTATAAAAAAGAGTATAGAAATCCTGTCCGGAACCGGGCGGACGAAAAACCATCCCCAGGTGAGTCACCGCGCCAAACGGCTCGACGGCAATTGCGCCGGCACTGTTCAGCGGATCAGAATACGCGGGATACCAGGTATCGACAGAACGCAGTGCATTGCCAATTTTTGTGAATGCATCGCCGCTGTTCCGTCAATATGATAAAGCACCTTACTTTTCGTTCCTTTTCCTTTATTCAGTATCAGCTCACCACTCGGATACACCGTCTGTCCTTTTCCCGACTGAACACGGGCTGAAATTTCAAGCAACAATGCGCCTTTATCACCGCTGAGCGCTTGTGCTATTTTTTCACCCAGCGTACTGATATCAGCATCCCGCTGGTTAAAATCACGGATACTGTATGTGTAAGCATCAAAAAGCCACTGCTGCTCCCGCCCTTTATTGAGGACACTAACCGTCACTTCAATATGTTCAGCGCCCACCCGGTTACGCCACAGAAAACGGGCATTCGCAATATTGAGTGCATAGCGGCGCCCCTGCTCCCTGCACTTTTCCCTCGCCAGATAGCCCGCTGCCACTTTTTCATAGCGCTGCCTGAAAACAGCATTGTTACACGCCGAGGGATACTGAAGCCCGCCGATCACTTTCAGGGTAAACCGAAATAGCAGAGTATCCTGCTCCGGCCCCAGCGCACAGGTGTCCACGGTTTGTAAATTGGGTTTCCCCATATATTTATCAGCCCCCGGTAACCGGCTTTCTGAGTTTTTTTTCTGCCGGAACGACAAGGTTCCCCGAACTGATTTTTCCTGTAATTTCAGCGGAGTAACTGAATCTGCCCTTTGCTGGCTTGTGCCATAAAAAATACCATCAGACGGCACCAGCTTTTTTTCAAATGATAAAACGGAGACAACATCCCTGTGTTCATTCATCGCTGTTCTCCCTGACCAGAAAAACAAGAACTGACCTGTTGACACAGATAAAGATTCTTTTCTTTTTGATAAGAATATTCCCACCACATATCAGCAGGATGGCGTAATTTATCAACCCTCCTGAACTCACCCAGTGTCACAACACTCTCGGCAAAGCGATGAGGGGCGTCCTCTGCCCGCTGATTTTCCGCATTTCCCGGTGGAGAAATACCATGAAAACCAGTTACAACAGGGATTATCCACCCCGGCGCTTTACGCCGGCTGTGCCACTGATACTTTTTTTTTCCTTTGCCATTTTTCTCTCCGATATACTCACGGGTGACCGCGATATAATTGAGCAATGCATCCATTGCATCGTCCCCGCGATTCATCGCATCCGACATCAGGTCACGGCGCTCAAGTAACGCGTAACCGGGCATCATTTTGCGCAGCAGGCGATTATTGTCCCGGCCATTGTCCGGTAATATACCGATAACCGGAACTGATGCAGACAAAATATCACCGCCGGCTATTTTCATGGTCAGTAATAAATCATAAACAATGTTCTGTAACTGAACCTTATCTATATTTTTATTATCATAAGAAATAAATAAGGACACATTCAGGTTGCACCGGGCTTCTTCAATAAATGAAGCCATTCTGCCATTTCTATTTAATGGTTTTCCTTTTCCGATAATACAATAGGTTATATCTTCGGGAGATTTATAAATCTGTAAATTACAACTGTGGCAGATAACACCCGTGTAACTCAACCGGATAAAAGGAAACCCGATATCGGACAGTTTTCTCTCCAGTGCATGTACAAATCCCATCCAGGCGGTTACTGCCGGAAAACCAACAGTGAATGGCCCGGATAACGCATTTGCATTATGAACACGAATATGACGTAATAAAATATAATCAGCAGGCACTATTTTGTATCTCCTGACATTTAAATCCGGGAGGAACGGATAATAACAGACAGGCTTTACCTGCATTGTCATTATTAAGTACGGAAATATTCTGAGGCTTACTTCCACCAAACCGGATAACAGTGATGCTATAAATAGTCCGGAATGATTCAGTATTTCGTTCGTTATTTTGATGTTTGTTCTTTTCTGTCTTATTTCCCGCTGACCACAGGATAAATTCGATACGTCTGCGCAACTCAAATAACAGACCAGAGGGAGTCAAAACAGAAAGTAAATGGTAATTATCTCCGGCTGTATTATCAAAAACAGGAAAATAAACCTGTTTTATTTTTGAACTGGTAATTGCTTGTTTTCTTTCGGTAATCACCCGCAAAAAATCGTTGCGCAATACATGGTAATCTCCGTGACTGAGAAGTGATTTTGCCAACGGACTTTCTTCATCGATATGAGTCAACAATGTGCGGTTATCCTGCATTTTCAGCATCAAAAACCTGTATATATCCAGCGCAGCGGCATTACCCAACGCATCAGGCTCTGTCTGTATATTACCGGAACGAAGAAAACCGTCATTCTCTTGTTTTGCCTGCGCAATAACAGCGGTAACCTTGTTATTACCGGCAATACCCATGCTGTTTTGGCGCGCCGAAGGATGTGTAAATGTGCACGGATGAGTTGAAAGAGATATCTGACCGGCACGTACTGCCGCACGCGGTAACCACTGAGCCAAAGAAAAAAGGACTTCTCCGTATTGCCTTAATGCATCAATATCTGCTTGATTTGTTACCCCCCTGAGTTTTCTTTCCAGCCACCCTGTTTTACGTTCTGTAAGAAATGCCGTAATTGCCGGATCTGTCATAATACATCCTTTATTATTACACTCAGTCATTCCGTTGTATGAGTCAGTTTTTAATACAAACCATGTAATACGCAGATGCTATTTAATTGTCTATAAACCGGAGAGATTTCACGCTGCTATAATGTTTTTTTTGCGATCTGAATAGCACTTTGATACCACATAAATGGTAAAGAGGCAGGAGATTGTAAATAAAAAATCGCTGCATAGTGATATATCATTATGCAGCGACATTATTGATTATATTATTTCTTAGCAGGCTTATTTTTATCCAGCCAATCCTGCATTTGTTTTATTTCCGGCCCCTGAGAATCTATAATCTGCTGAGCCAACTTTCTCATTTGTGCATCAGAACCGTATTTTAATTCTATTTTTGCCATCTCAACGGCACCTTTATGATGTGCAATCATTCCTTCAGTAAACGCAATATCCGCATTTTGTTCAGAAAGTGTTTTTGCCATGTCGTCATGCATACGCATCATTGAGTCACCCAATTCTTTTTGTACCGGCGTGCTGACTGCATGCATATCGCCACTCAATACGATTGGGTTTGATGCTACCGCACCAAATGTAATAAAACCGGAGAGAAGTGCAGTAATAAGAAGTGTCTTTTTCATCATTAATTCCTTTGTATTTAATATCTGGTTGATGGAATTAACTATAAACGTTGACCTAAGGTAAGGGTCAATATGACAGGAGCTAACTTTACCTTATTTACACTAAATCAAATTATCTCCACAATGTCTGAACAATGTCTGAATAACGATAAATAATGATTTTTTATTTCAGGAAATATCCATCAGGTGATAAGATTAATGCCGGAACTAAAAATATAATAAAAATAATCGCATAGCCAATAACGGCTCCAAGCCGGCTCTTCATTCCTACCAAAGAAGGCTTTATCACTCCGACAACTGAAGCAATCAATGCTAATACGGCAATCACCATTAAACCATCTTCCATACATTCCTCCGTTTATTTTTATTACAGGTATTTCTGCGTATAACATATAACCCTGTCAGCCGCTCAAAGTAAAGTTCTAAAAAATCATAACATTCTGGTTAAATTGCAAGAAGATGATGAGTAAATCAACATGATTGTATCTGTGAAACAAAACAGGGCTGAACACCTATAAAAACTATCCGGTGTTCAGCTAAAAAATCAATTATTCTTCAGTTTCACCGGCAGGCACGTTTTTTTGTCACTCTTTTTGATTTCTCTTCTGTCTGCTCTGTTTGCATAGCCTGCGCCAGCTGTTGTTCAAAATGATTTTTTTCATCCAGCCATCTTAATACATATTTGGTGCTATGCTGTGTAATAAAGCCGCAGTTATCACACGTTAACCGGTAATAATAATTATTTTTACTGTCTACGGGGATCCCCGGAGTGTGATAAAAAAAGGTAACAAATGTGTGTGGTTCTCTGTTATCGAGGCGATCCTGCGCTGTGGTATAATTGGTTTCATCAATAACCTGTCTTCCATTATGCCCGCACATCTGACACGTTGTTTTAATCTTTTTCTCATTCAGATAACGTAAAAACTGTTGTCCCGAAATAGTTTTTAACCGCTCCACAAATTCATGAATCTGAACATTCTGTGACGATACATTATCCATAAAATACCTCTGACCTTATATTTCCATATATTTAAATTAAATTCCGACCAGTAATCATACACTAATACGTTGTATTATTCTTTTCTTAAATAGCGCGCATAACATTTTCATTCTATTAGTTATATCTTTTAGTATCGATAGTTAACAGTAGATAACTCTGGTTTATTTACTATGTCGCCCTGACTCCGATACAATAAGATCAGGTAATTATATCTTTATGAACACGTTACACCTGCACTGTTTATGTACAATATCGACAATAATTTGTTTACTGTCAGTCGTAGTCGCCGCCTGCCTGCTTCATCCTTACCAGATAATATTTTAGCTTAAACAGCAATAATATTTTCAATATTTTATAGCGCAATGAAAAACAAACGACAAACCATAAAGATATATATTTCGTTGATTTACAACCACTATGTCCGATAACATAATAACACGGAGAACTGAAGAACCGTGACCTATTAAGAATGCGCCTATCCGGTAAGGTATACGTGTTTGTACTCTCGTCAGAAAGAAAAAATCCGCTAATATATCCACTATTACACCGGAGAAAGTCATTTAATGAATACCGAAAAAGAAAAATCAACAGAACTGCATAATGAAATGCTTAAGCTAATTTCTGCTTTATCAGATGCTAAAACACTTGATGATGTAAAAGTGGTATACACCCATTTACTGCGTAACGGGATTGCATGCAGAGATAATGCACTGTTACTTGTTCAGACACTTAATTCATTTGAAGAAAAAGCAATCACCTTTGAGTTAAAAGTACGCTATCACAATGAATTTAATACCAATGAAGCGCATTACGAACCTCTTATACTGAGATCCGGTACTTTAGTTTATGTCAGTAAAGAAAAATCGGATGAAACGACAAATGAGCACTATTTCTGCCCTTGCTGTTATTCAAAACGACAAATTGCCCCCTTATCTCACATGCTTGCGACTAAATACTCACCGGAGCGATTTATTTGCGGAAATTGCGGGAATACATTGATTATTTAGCATGAAACTACCTGGGGCCTCCTTCCGCACAGAGAGAGTATCAATAAACACCATCATTATCTGTCCACATTTATTGCCGTTATTCTAAATAATAACGGACGTGGCACATTGATGTAAAAGGTAAAAAAGCCCGATTTAACGGGCTTGTATTTACCGGACAACAAGTACTGAAATATTTGCGTAATGAATCAGGGCAGATGCTGTTGAACCAAGGAGACGACTTTTCAGTGTCGGATTTTTTGACCCGATAATGATAAGGTCAGCTTTGATTTTTTCTGCATTTTCAATAATTGCTTCTGCAGGGCTGCCGAGCAGCACACCGGTGGAAATTTGATTTTTCGGCACATCAAACTTATCAGTAATTGTTTCAAGTTTCTCTAATAAAAGTTTAATGCGCTGGTCTTCAGATTTTGCATTATCTGTCATAACAGGGAATGTCAGCCCATAATCAAAAAGCTGCTCTGACGGTAAAATCACAGTAACAAAATGGAATTGAACATTTTTGTCCCTGGCATAATCATTTACTTCAGAAATTACATTTGGTGATAATGCACCTGTATTCAGGTCAATCGGGATAAGTATCGTCTTGTGCATAACCGCTCCTTTATATCAGATTGATTAATTTACCTGCCTAAAACTGAAACTTAACTTCATTAAATCTTAAAATAAGATATAAACAAGGTTTTTTATCCAAAAAATAGATAACGAACCACATATTTTATTTGAGATGCTCTGCTCAATGCCTGTCGGCCCCGGAAAAATTGATTAACGTGCTGCACACGGCACATCACGCCGTGAACCGGACACAGACCCCGTCAGTAACCGTTTCTTTAAATTGCGGGCAATTACAATAGTTAGTCACGCTATTTCAATAATCACCAATAAATTGATTAAACTTACAAGTTTATTTCACTCTTGCATGTGGTCGTTTTTTCATCTATCTTATTGGTATACGGAGGGATGACGATGTTTGAGATTGAGATCCACGAGGATGCACTACAGGAATTACAGGTGTTACCTGCCCCGTTGCGGGCTAAAATGACCCGACAGATTGATAAGCTCGCTGCACACGGCACATCACTCCGGGAACCGGATACAAAGCCCATCAGGGACGGTTTCTTTGAATTGCGGGCGAAAGCCGGTGATATTGGGCGTGCGATCTATGTGTATCAAAAGGGAAAGCGGATTTTTGTCCTGAAAATCTTTGCCAAAAGTACCGCGAGACTCCCTTCATCCATGTTAACTGCCGCTGCACGACGGTTAGAGGAGATGCTGAACGATGAGTAAAAAATCCATTCCGTGGGCACAGGCCCGCGAAGACATTTTATCCGACCCGGAAGTTAACGCGATTTATGAAGCAGAGCTGCGGGCGGAACGAATCAGAGAACAGTTGCTGTCATGGCGCTGTTCTGCCGGGCTGACCAGCTCACAGGTTGCTGCACGTCTGGGGATCACACCTGCGGCGGTATCACGGACAGAGCGTAATGCCGAAAAAGCAACGGTCGAGACATTAGCCCGCTATGCTGCTGCGTGTGGCGTAAAAAATCCGAAAATAATGTTGTAAGGATCGCTGAAATGAACGCGGGCAGACGGTGGTTGAAAGCACCGGATCTTACTGCGTCTAATGCACTTTATCTGTACCGGACATTGATTGACATCATTCTCAGGATCGCTGAGTCTGAGGGTATCCAAGTGTTGGCTTTCCGGGCATACAGTGAGGGGTTGCGCCGTATGTACAATAAACCTGTAAGACGGTATGCCGGGAGCCTGAAAGCACACATAGAAGGAGCTTGTCATGTTATACGAACGGAAAACTGAGATGAACGCTAAAATTGACTACGATGCTATCAAGGCACAGAAGAATGAAATGCTTCAGCGTTTCCTGCTGGCTAAGAAAAAAGCCGAGCAGTCCGGTCAGATTGTAGCTAAGCCCATCTGATTGATTTATTAAAGAAAGAGGCTCCTTCGTGAAATACCCCCATAAAGTTGGACTCTTTTAGTTAAGCGGCTTGTAAGGCCTGATTCCGATATTCAACCGGAGTCAGGCCTTTTAATTTATCCTGGATCCACCTGCGTGCTGTAATTAATCTTAGTGATTCCCTGCCCCTTAACTCAGGTATCAGCAGTATCTATGTTTTACACCAATCAAGAGGTTCGGGATATACACGGGATGGATTTAACAGCCGGTGGCAAAAAGCAAAAGAGGCAGCAACGGAAAAGTTTCCGCACTTAAATTTCAACTTCACATTTCACGATTTGAAAGCAAAAGGGATCTCAGATCTGGATGGTTCGTTGTCAGAAAAACAGATGATTTCCGGTCATAAAAATATCACTCAGACAGCCAGATATGACAGAAAAATTAGTGTTGTTCCGGTGGTCGGAGGGCAAGAAACAGATAAAAACGAGCAGAATAATAGCGAAAGTTAATAGCGAAACAAAAGCGAAGTGTGATTTCAGGCACAAAAAAGCCACCGCTAGGGTGGCTCTCTTTTAACTCTAACCCGTTGATATTCAACTGAGTTTTATATGGTGCCCAGAGCGGGACTTGAACCCGCACAGCCTTACAGCCGAGGGATTTTAAATTCATTGCTTATGTTAGTGATTTCAAGACGTTATCTGTTATTTTCAACATATAATTAATAATAACACTCTATATAAAACAATCGGTTACAAGGGGTAAGGATATAATATAATGAAGATTATCAACGAAATATCACAAGTTACTTCTATTCCCCTAGCTGGTAAATCGTTGACACTCACACGCCATATAGATAACAGCATACCGGTGAACATGGTATGATACAGAAAAACATAGGGCTTAATAAGAGATATAAATCAACAATGGCAATTAGATATAGATCGGATATTGATGGATTAAGGGCTATAGCTGTTTTTCTTGTCTTTGCATACCACCTTAAAATCTCCATATTTAGCGGTGGATTTGTCGGTGTTGATGTATTCTTTGTCATTTCAGGGTATTTAATAACTGGAATTATATTAAAATCCATATCAGAAAACAAATTTAGCATAACATCTTTTTTTTAATCGAAGAATAAAGAGAATAATACCATCTGTTTTTATTGTTGCAACAACTACCGTAATCGTTGCGTATTTCTTTCTGCTACCTGATGATTTCAATAACTTAATTGAAAGTTATTTTTACACTGCAATTTATTCAGCAAACTTATTTTTCTATTCGATAACATCAAGTTATTTTTCAGCATCATCAGATGAATTACCATTGTTACATATGTGGTCATTATCAGTAGAGGAACAATATTATTTTATATGGCCATTGATACTATTTTTGTTAGCGAAGTTTATAAAAAACAAATCATTTGAAATAGTCGCGATCGCCGTGACAATTTTATCATTCTTACTTTCACATATTGTGTCCATAAATGATCAGTCATTTTCCTATTATATGCTACCAACAAGGTCTGGAGGAATCTTACTTGGATCAATGTTAGCAATATTGCAAGCAAATCATGAAAAAATACGATACTACAATTCAAAATATATAGTTTTAATCGGTTTAACCATAATTATAGCATCATCTACTTATATAAATGACACTGATATTTTCCCTGGTTTTTGGTCATTAATACCATCTATTGGGGCATGCTTAGTCTTATTAGGTGGTTCAGGATATAATAATAATTTTTTTTTCTAAGGCTCTGGGCGTGAAGCCTATTGCAAAATTAGGTTTACTATCATTTAGTATATACTTATGGCACTGGCCTATCATTGCCATAATAAATTATTTAAATATAGAGCTGACATCATGGGTTATTATTTTAATTCTATTAACAACAGTTATATTGTCCTACCTTAGTTTTAATTTATTAGAAAACCCCATAAGAAGATCAAGCTTTGATTTTAAAAGGTCATTTTTCATCTTTAACTTTACATTTATATTAACCGGGGTTTTTTTATATTTCGCATCTCAATTAACAAATGGATTTTTATATCGATTCACCGGTAATGAACTTAATGATGATATCGTTGCCAATAGGGTCAATGTAGCTTATGCAGACCTAGATACTGGTTGGTGCCATGCTAGCAGTATGAAAGAAAAAAATATAAAATATACAGAGCGATTATCAAATTGTTTTATCGGTGATAAGAAGTCTAAAAAAAATAGCTCTCTTTATTGGTGACTCTACAGCTGGCCACTATGGTCCATTTGTAGATAAATTAGCAAAAGATGCCGGCATTAAAGTCAGGCAATTAAGTACATCCTCATGTTATCCATCTATCACAATTAAAAAAGATGGAGAAAATCCTGATGTCTGTCTAAATTTCAGAAAAATAATAAAAGATACTGTGGAAAAAAATAAATATGATATTGTTATCCTATCAAACAGATGGGTGCGTGATTCCAAAGAGTCATCATATAAAACCAAGTATCCAGAAGAGATGATTTCATTTTTTTCAAATCACGCTAAATCTGTATTTATTATGGGGCAGCTCCCTGAGTTTAAATTAAACTCTGCAAAATGCATCATAAGAAAAACATGTTCTATATCATCTAAGTTTGAATTATCTGATGATGTAGATGAGGCAATGAATAAAATAAAAAAAAATTGCTCAATCTAAAAAAAAATGTAATGGTTATAGACCCATCTTATCTGTTAAAGGTTAACGATGAATACACTCCATTCGCAATGGGGTATCCAATGTATCATGACACCGGACATTTAAGCATCAAAGGAATGGAGTGGTTAGTAAACAAATACCTAAAAGAAAATAGAAATGATTTAAAATAGATATAACAAATCTCTATCAAATAGAAAGATTCTTGGGATTAACTGGCCAGATGATATCGGAGGCGGTCGATACATCTACCGCTTCCAGTTCATCCAGATAATCCAGCCAGGCGTTTAACAGCGCCTTTTCATCTTCTTTGATACGACCGAGAGCGAGTTTTGTTTGCAGTATCTGGGTTTCCGTCTGGACTTTGGCAATCAGATATTGCTTTTTCTGCTCTGCCATTTCAACAAGTTGCTCATGTGTTGGCGGAGGCTCAGGCATCCACACCGGATTGCCTTTTTCGTCAGCGCCAACAATAAAGCCAAATTTCTGCATGAATCCAGCTCTTTCATCATCACTGATATCTGTACCAGTTTCAGGCCAGTTACCTGCCTTTAAATATTCTTCTTTTAACTCATGTGAGTAAAAAACACACTTAACAGGATCGAAACGATACATATTAATACCCCATTGCCACGATATAGGCTTTAGATGCGCCAGTGTTTGAGCTGACATTTACAAGTGTGACACTTGAATTACTTACAGACTGCCACGCTATCGCACCATACCCGTTCGCAACTGACCGAAGAGATGTCGATAGCGACAGAAGTGAAGTAGGGAATTGGGTCGGAAAGTTGAAGGTCTGACCGGCCGTTCCTGTCGTTGTATCAACTAACATCCACTGCGTAATTAACCCCGTAGTCTTATCCTTAATCCACCCGCTGGGTGCAATTAATGCCGTGCTTTGATCGTCAGTGGTCAAATTCCTTTTACCATTGGTGAATGACGCACCATCAGATAATGAGAAAGTAACGCTACCCCTGCTACTTCTGAGCACCAGGGGGCTGGCAGGATCATTACTTGGCGTACCGAGATAGCCAATAACAGTGCCGTCGCTATCTTTCAATTCATATCGTACTGACGCTCCTTCGGTCTTAGCTGTAATAACAACAGCCGCGCCATCACGATTTACGGTAACGACACCGTCAACTGTTCCCCCTGTTTTATCAAGTTTTGTATTGCCGAGCTTTGTCACACCATCCTGACTCATCACATCTGTTTTCGACGTACCGGTCGTCTGCTTCAGCCCACTTTTAGCCGCCTCTCCCAAACCAAGGTTTTCAATAAACTTCGTCTTGTCCTGGATATCTGCGCCGTTCTGGTCTTTGGAGAGCTTACCGTCTGCGACATTCGACGGGGCTTTTTTACCCAGCGCCTCTGTTACTGCTTTTTGACTCATGACATCATCTGCAGAGTCGCCTGTTGTCTGAACTGTTTTCGGTACTGCCGGCATCTCACCTTTAAATGCCTCTTTCATGGCAGAGACCAGGCGGTTTTTTACCGCGGGCGCGTCACCGTCATCCAGTAAGTCTTTTTTGTCAGTATCGACAATGAACTGCGCCAATACAGAAGCCATCACCGACGCCTGACGCCAGACTTTATTCAGCTCTTTTGATTTAGCCACACCACTGGTGAACCCGTTGTGTCGGGCTGCCAGATTTTCATATTCCGGAGCAGCGAGCACATTTGCCCCTTCGGCTGTACCGAAAGGTAAAAATTCATTCTTAGCCATAAGACCTCTTACAATTCGACTGCGAACCCGCCGTTATCAAAACCGGCGATATAGTCATTGGAGATATCGAAACCAAAGATTGGTGATTTCGGTACAGAGTTGATGTAATACTGATTAACGCGAACACCCTCCGGCTTCACGCCGAGATAGCCCTGTTTAATAATTGATTTGGTCACTTCATCGACAACCGATCCGGTTATGAATACATCCATCGTCATATTCATGTTATCGATAAAAAATATCCGGGTGTCTTTACCCGGCAGCAGGGAGCGATAGATTTCCACCAGAGATTCGGATGTTCCGTCCCAGTGGTTGGCTTTTATCTTCACCCGAATGATCGTCCGGTACGTCTCATCATCCAGCTCGGTAAATCCGCTGTCAGCGTCAAATTCCCGCTTCCACATTCCCTCATCAAAGCCGATACTCTCTGCATCCGGTGAGAAATACACGCCGGTTATCGGTGTGCTGACGTACCGTGAAATCCCCACCCATTCCCCGACAACATCGAGCTGAACGCCAATTGCGTCATCAAGTGAAAAGTATTTATTCAGATCCAGAGAAAAGCGGGTTATTTCTGACAGTGATTTGGTGATGAGGTTAATGTGACTGACGAATTTATCTGCGGGCCGGTGCTGTGACGTGATAAGACTTAAATAGTCTCTCATGCTGTCACTATCTCCACATTGTCAGTGCCGCACGTTGCGAACTGGTGATATTTCAGCAAAATGTTATTTTCAGCAACATTACCTGCAGACAAACCAATTTCCAGCCGGGAGATATAAAATGTCCCGCCCTCCGGATCCGCCTGTAAGTTTGCCGGGGAAAATAATTTAGTCCTGTAGATATCGGTACCAATATCCAAATCATTGAGGTAACCCATGACTGCTTTACGGATTTTGTCCCCCACCAGCGTGGTGTATCCCTCAAATGCCTCAATGGTGATCCTGACAAAGACCGGCACACTTTCCGGACGACTGAAACGGACCGGCAATGTAACACCGAACGTATTGGTTACATTCACCTCCACATTACCGAACGTGCCGGTACCGGGTGTTTTTTTCAGGGCGATCACTTCTGCGATACTTTTTGCATCCCCACCGTCAACAATCAGGGCGATTGAGTGTGAGGGGATCCCGTGCACACCGGTTGCCGCTGTGTCGTTCTCAAATGCGGTCAGCCGGGCGACACCTGTAAGCTGACTGACAGAACCAATCACACCATCCAATACAGTACGGGACGGCAGAGCAACAGATTTACGGCGGCGTATACGCAAATTACCGTCTGCTTCCACACTGCGCCCTGCGGTAGCTGTTGCTGTATTCGTGACCGACTGCCACCCGCGTGTCGGGGTACCTATCTGATTTACCTCTCCCGGCAGCGCAATAATCGCCCCGGGCTTCTGACATACTGCAGTGACGGTGATATTTCCGTGCGTCCCGATCACAACCGAATCCGGCAACGACCAGGTATTACCGGCGGTATCACGAACCATCCCGTTTATGATGACGGTTCCGACCTGACCGGTGACCACGACATCCACGGCAGAATTTGACTGTGCGTTGCGGGTCAGTCCGTTAATTGCCACGTTATTAGATAATGCCTGCCCTGTGGATGTGGACGGGCTGAATGAGTTATAGGCCGTTATAGCCGCGTTGTTCGCATCCTGAATCGCCAACGCATAAATAGCCAGCATCTGCCCGTCTTTACTGTCCGGCTCAATGTAAACATCACTACCGTAAATTTGCAGGAACAATTCTTTCAGCCGGCTGAGTATCGTCGGGTAATCTGGCGCATTGATCCCCTGTTCGGTGATTACCGGCGCAAGCCCGACCGTGTCGATATTTAACATTATCCCTCACTTACAATGCGGGTTTCGCCGTACAGTGTGTTAATGGTGGCCGTGATAGTGACTTTCCGGACTGAGGTGTTTAAATCCAGCCCGAACGCGGTTATTCCGGTAACGCCCGGTGTGCTGCTGATCCGTTCTTTGACTGCCAGCGCATACCCCTGAGCAGGATTTTTACCCAGCCCTTTTTGTGCATGCGGAGTCCCTTCCCGATCATCAAGAAACCATTCTTCAAGCCAGAGCTGCAAGCGGCTTCTGACCGCCATAGCGACCGTCTCCGGTGTGTTTTCGCTAAACTGGTTCAGACCAAAGGTGTAATCGCCGTTATCCTCTTTCCGGTACTTCAATTGACACCTCCTGAATCATCATCCCCGCTACGGACGCCGGAATGAGTATGACCATCACTGATATCTTTTCCGTTCGAGAACAACCCGCCCACAAACTGCACCGTTCCTGTAATAACAGCGGCAACCCCTTTTTTCGCAGAGCCTGCCATACCGTTGAGGAAGGTCAGTAATCCGTTCACCACGACCTGGTCTGAGAACTCAGATTTAGGTGCTACTACCTCAAAACCACCCGGAGCAACAATTTTTATCTTCTGATCAGCGGGTGATAACTGAAAATAGGTACTGCCGTCATCACTGCGCAACTGTACTGCTGACGTGCTGATATTGCTGATTTTGGTCGCTTGTGACTGCGGGCCGACAAAGGCAAACCCGTCAGATAAATTATGCTTGCGCGGATCTACCGCCTCCTGCACACCGCCGGACTGCCACCAGTAATCAATGCAGCGGTCAGCAAAAACCACCAGGCATTCATCACCCTGAGCAATCGGGAATGTCAGGGTAGCGCCACCACCGCGCGGGAAAACAACCGGCACATCCACCAGCAAGGGCAGCGGTACTGTTTTTTCTGTGCCGTCCTCAGTAACCCGCCACTTAATAGCCGGTTGCACTTCTACCGTCACAGCGTCCGGATCAAAGGACTGAATAATGCACGGCAGCGCTACAAACAGACCGGACATAATGTTTTCTTTCAGCAATAAAAAAGGCGCCTCAGGGCGCCCTACACGTTCATCATTTGAAATCATGGTTCTACCGCCATTGCCTGCAACGCAGACTGATTTAACAGTGTTTCACCGGTACGTGCGATACAGATCAGTTGCTGGTACCAGGAGTTTCCCCGCGTATCACCGAAGTAACTCACATTGATAACCTTATAATCCCCGTCAATATCCAGCGGTGACGGTTGCTCAACAGAACCTTCATGGCTGCCGGTCATACCGATTTCTTTATTCGACAGCCCGGCTAGATTGATACCCGCGTTATCCAGATGGATTAGCGTACCCGGTTTGATATCGGGGTTAATCATGCACATCACATTGATCCCGCCCCCGATGGTTTGTTCCGGCGTACCGATAAGGCCGGAATCGTAATGCAGGATGATTTCATTGATATAATTATCTTTCGGAACCACCTCAATGCTGTTTCCCGAATAGCGCCAGTCCGCTTTATTCTGCTTTGCAAAGGAGGTCATTTCGTCCCGGTGCATGCCGAACAACACTTTGCCGCGCGGGGCAATGGTTTTATCCTGCTCTCCGCGCAGCCCGACAAAAATTCCGTACTTTCCGATGTCTTTCATCAGGGCTTTATCAACAATATCCTGCGTGTAACCTGAGGCTATTGTCTGAGACACTACCGCCTCGTTATACGCCTGATCACCTTCCGCTGACTGGATAACCACATAGGTATCTGTCGCATTCTCACGCCCCGAATAGGTGTACTGAATTTGCCCGGAAAAGATCTGGCTGCTGTTATCTTTATAGCCCGCCACGATCACAATCTGTTTAAATTCATATTGGCGAAGTTTGTTTTCTGTCTCTTTGTTCAGGTTGAACACTTTCACTATCGCGGTAGCCGGATACGCCGTATTCGGACGGGTAATATTAAATGTCACCCGCAGTTCTGACAGGTCGATCCCGTCACCCTGCTCATCCGCTACAATAATCTGACATTCACGGAGCCAGTTTTTCGACATGACGCCCCCTTGTTTATTGCTGCTGCGACTGCAGGTGATACAGTTTATTTGCCCGTCCGAAGTCGCGGTGAGATAATTCGCCGTCTGTTTCATCACAAACAAAAAACAATGGCCCGCTAAACCCCATATACCGGTACGGCTCCAGAATATCCACGCCACTGACAAGGGGGATTCCCGTCAGGATCATCTCACCTGTCCGGCTCATTATGTCAACAACCCACCCGCAAAATTCCCGGTATACCAGCCGCATACGGTAATATTTCCCGCTGAGCCGGATATCAAACTGCTGGTTTTTAGCGGATACAGGTATCTCAACAATATTCATCATTTTCAATTTCCCGATGGATTAAACAACGTACTCAGGCTCCCGCCGATACTGCTCAATATGCTTTCATTCACCGGCTTTGGTGTAACGGTCCCCTTGTCCTCCGTACCACCTGTTGCTTCCGGTATTTTCTGATTCTCCAGCGGGGCTACCTGTTTGCTTTTCGTCTCAACAATGATCACCTGACGGAGCGTCAGAACCGCCATCAGTACATTTTCACTGGTGCCGTCTGTCGTCACCTCAATTGCCCGGATCAGCATATTTTTGTAATCACGCTTGCCGGTAATGACATCAAACGGCTGTCTGGTGGCTTTCAGGTCAAGCAGTTGCTGATAAATCTCACGGGGGCTGCTGCCGAGTTTCAGCCCCGTTGAGATATCAAACATGGTGGACGTATCGAATCCGTCGAGCAGGGACCCGCCGCCGGAAAAGCCGATTTCCATCGTTACTTCTGCCGGACGGTCAAACGTGTGGTCACTGACGGTGAAACCCTCACCGCCGGGAACCTGTACCGGGTGCTCGGTAATTTCTGAGCTGTCCGAGTGCTTTTCCGAGATAACCACGCTGGGGACGATCATCTCTATTTTTCGTGATCCCTGAGAAAACAGGGTTGATAAAATATCCATCAGTCCACCTTCGATTCAAGATTACGCACCAGTATCTGGTTATTACGCCCGACCGTGTCACCGGTAAGCCGTGCCACTTCCTGCGGGTCTGAAACACCGGTAATACTGATATTGGTGACCGGACTGAATGCTACTCCGCTGGTGTTTCGCCAGTCGTTTTTCACTAACTGTTGTGGCAGGAATGAGGTCTTTTTCTTCATGTCATTAAAGCCCGCAACAGCCGTTTCCATTATCCCGCCGCCGGTATTGATGCCACCGCCGCGTTGAGTTGCGGTCGGATCCGGTGCACCAGTAATAGCGGCCGTCACCAGTTCTTTCGGGTACGGGAACTGACCTGAGTTTTCCACCACAGACATAGCGCGAATAAGCGCATACATGACTTCGGTATCATTGAGATCGAGTTTGTCATTGATACCGATCCCCATTTCATCAGAAACACGCTTTGCGTATGCAACCGGGTCATTTTTACCGTGTCCTTTCGGCGCCCATAACTGAACAATATCCCGGATAGTCTGCAGTTTTTTACGCCCGGCGGCATCCGAGGTGCCGTTAAAATACATCATCAGCTGACGGGCATTACCGCGCAGTCCTTCATACGCCGTGTTATACACTGCAAATGCGCCTTTTGATTCTTTCCGGGCGCCACGCTGTTTTGCAAAATTCATATTCAGCGGGTTGTTATTTCGTACTCCGCGATCAGCACCTTCCATACCGGAGTAATCTGCGCCGCCATTTGAGCCGAAGCCTAATTTTTGCAGCGCGGCATCAACCGTGCCGTTGCGCATAAACGTACCAATCTGACTGGCGAACGGGATCGGAAGAACACCCCCTGCCTGCTCAAGCACAATACCGGCTTTCGTGGTCAGGCTGTCGGTTGCCTGGTATTCCTTAACGGCTTTTTTCAGCTCTGTGATATGCCCCACCAGTTCACCGGTCATTTCCCCCATTTTACCGAAGTCCATCTGGTCCAGTAGTTTCTGATGGTAGTACAGTAAACCGACCATTCCTGCGATAATCAGCCCCGGCCATCCGGCAAGTAACGCCAGCGACGCCCCCACACGAGTGACACTTGCGAGGATACTGAACAGCCATTTTCCGCCCAGGAACAAAGCAAATCCCCAGAAGATAGTTTCCCATCCGCCGACTGATTTTATGATGTCCTGAAGGTATCCCCAGACATCGCTGAATGTCTTTTTGACTGACTCAATGGTGCCTTCCCACTGTGACCAGTCGATAGCGGATTTCCCGCCCTCTTTCCACGTTTCGTAATCATCCCAGAGCAGGAATAACGCGGCCAGCGCGGCAATCATCAGCCCCACAGGAGAGGTCAGAAAGCCTTTATTCAGCGCCCACCAGGCAACCAAAATCAGACCAAATGTTTTTATCAGCCCTTTACTGCTGCCCTCCAGTCTGTCCCACCAGCCGACAAGGTCACGAATACCCTTTACCGCCCGGTAAACCATGTGCCCGAGTATGTCCGACAGTCTTAATATGGCATTGCAGACGGCGAGGATGATTTTTTCGATCATCGGAAAGTTATCAAGAAGCAGTTTGGTAAACCGCGCAATGCTGGGAGTCAGCACCCGTGCCAGTTCACCGCCGATTTTGTCTTTACCGATCCCCATTGCCGCCGTCAGTTTTGAAAACTGCGTGGTAAACGCATTCCCCTGCTTTGCTGCCGTGTCCGGGTCAAACCCGATGGCTTTCATCATCATGGCGTATTCGGATGAATAACCATGAATGCCACGGCGCATCGCCATCAGCGTATTTTCATCAATCCCGAGCATATTCGCGAACTGATTCGCCCGGTACATCGGCATTTTTGCCAGCCGGTCGCCCAGCAGAGCAACCAATGACGCGGTATCACGCAGATTGCCGTTAGCGTCCCGCGTCTGGATCCCCATGTTTTTCAGGAATCCTTCACCACCCGGATTATTGCGCAGAAAAGAAGCCAGCCGTTCGACTGACTGACTGAACCCGTTAACATCCCCGCCAGCCTGTTTGACGGCATACCCCATCGACCGGAGATTATTTGCGGTTGCACCGGTACGCTGAGACTGCCAGTACAGTTTATCCAGACCATTCGCTATCTGTGCCGTAAATCCGACAATAGCAGCAGCGGCACCTTCAACCGCCGCACCGGCTTTTAACGCCTTTGATGTGACCGCACCGAGTACGGCTGAAAACTTTTTAGATCCGGATTCATCAACATCAAAGCCGAGCGAGACCAGAAAGTCTCTGAGTGTTTCAGCGTTGCTCATTTTTGTACCTTTCTATCGTGGCTTCGTTTTCGGCTTCAACATCGAGATAGTCATTCATCAGGGCGATATCGGCGAGTGCCAGCGTACCGTCAAGCAGTGATTCATACCGGCACATCCCCTTACCAACAGGCCGCATCAGGTAATAGCGGCCTCCGGGTAATGTCTCCAGTTCAATGCTGCTTGTCAGACCGGCTTGTCTGTCGCGGGTAGTTCGGGAAAAAAACTGCCGAGGGAGTCCTTAATCACGTAACCGACAATCTGGAACAGGTCGATACCGTTGATATCGTCATACATCAGCGTGCCGCCGGAATAAATTTGTGACCATGTATCACCAGATTTACGGCTGACCACGTTCAGACAGATACTGTTGATCTCTTCACGTTCTTTTTTACCCAGGGCACGAACTGCAGATGTGAGTACCGGAAGAATATCCGGCAGTATTTCAGCGAGCTTTTCTTTTCCCAGGTCAGCCCATTCACCTTTCAGTAAAGGCGCCACTGCCCCGAATGCCGGCACCAGTGCAAACGCCAGATCCTGTTGTGAAAAAGCATTCAGTTTCCCGGTGCGGTAGGTATTACCTTTAATTGTAAATTCCATCAGAACGTCCCCAGCAGAGTGTCAGTTTTACCGCAGTCAAAGACCCACGATACGGTGTTCCCTGTTTTGGCGTTCTGCCAGTCAGGGATGCGCTTAAATGCCACTGAGCGGCATACGGTAACGTCATTGCTGACCTTGTTACGGATAGTGATAACATTGTTTCCCCACGTTGCTGAGGATGCAGACTGCAGGTTGTACATCATGCTCAGTTTGGCGTTGGTCGGGCTGGTTTTCAGTAACACCACGGTGACTGTACCGCCCTTTCCGGCATGAAGGGAGTGCATAACCTCGCCATCCGCGCCGATAGTCATGGTGTTTTTATCTTCCACCATTGATGTGGTGATCCCCTCTTCGGAGACTCCTGCACCATAGCCAAGCTCAAACAGGCCGCCCACCCCGACGATAGAGGCGGATACATCCATAAAAGAATATGTAGACATGGTTCACCTTACCGGTTCACGTTAATGATAATGTCGCTGTAGTGGATTGCTCCGGCGAGTTTAATGGCACACTGGATAACCGGAGCCTTACGGGCTTCACGGTCTGATTGTGCCTGTGTGGACACCGGCGGTGCATAGACATAACTGCCTTTTGTCAGCATATCGCCGGTGCTCAGCGCCCCGAACGGGTCACCGCCCCAGATACCCGGTCCCACCAACCCGTTTGTTATCGCCTGGTCGAGAGATTGTTCTACGTTGGTGAGCAGTGATGTCACACCTTCATCGGTTTGCGGGATTTTGGTTGTCCGGGTATACAGCAGGTTAAACAGGTTGTTCTGCACGTAGTTCTGCAACCAGTCCAGACCGTGGCGTTCATCAATGAAGTCACCGTTAGCCATCACTCCTTCCTGAATGATCGCTGTGTCGTTGTTGTACTTCACAAACACGTTGCCGCTTTTGGTGTTAACCGCCGCTGCCTGCGAGATTTTCAGGGTTTCCGCCGTAACGGTCGGCTCTTGTTTGAATTTCAGGGTGATCGTGGTGTTGTTGCCGTTAAAGTTAACGGTAAACATACGACCGAACAGTGAAGCTGCTGCATACGGTTTGCCTGAGGTGTACTGCCAGAATGTGCGGGAATAGTTACCGGCTTTCAGCTTTGAACCGATATCGGTATCAACATCTGCATCCAGTACCGTGGTTTTCATCACGGTGTGCCCATAAATACGGGACAGGGATTCTGATTCGATAAAATCAGCCACCGCCAGTACATCTTCATCTTTCAGGCTGTCGTCAGCGATAACCAGACCGTACCAGCCACCGGAGATATCAGCCATGACTGCCACGGCTTCCGGTGCGGTTTCTGCTGCCTGTGGTGCGACAATCAGACCACCGGCATTTTCATCCAGTTTCATCAGCCCGCCGAGGTATGACCCTTCCGCTGCCGTTGCCGGATAACCGATTTCCCCGGCTTTCGTCAGTGTGATAGTGAAGCGTTCACCGGTCCACACCACCCGCGCATCAGTCAGCTTTTCAGCCACACGTTCAGCCACGCCGTTCAGATTGGTTTCTGCCGTCAGATCCACGCCGGTCACTTTGACCACCTTACCGGCAATACTGATATCGAAAGAGCCGTCGGCAATCGTACTGAAGTTACCGGTCGCCTGCTCTGATTTAGTCAGAATGGCACCGCGCAATGTGGCTGTCGTGGCTGTTTTGTTCCACTTCCCGACAAAGCAATCCACCGGGCGCGGTGATTGTGAGTAATAGAGCTGAGCCGCTTTGTATTCCGGTGAGTTCATGCCGAAGTCAGCCAGAATCTCATCGGCGGTTTTGTACTGCCGGATGCGTTCGTGTGCATCAATCACGTCACCCGCACCGAGGATCAGCAGGGACCCGAAGTTGCGGGACTGTGCAGCACGCGCAGCCATATTCACCGTCACATTGACGATGTTGGAAACAGGTAATCCCTGCATAGATTATTCTCCGAAAAATGTTACAGAGGCGTCGGTGAGTGTTTTGATGCCGTATTCGCGGACGACTTTACGGCGCAGTGTCACGGTGATGTCGTAACGTCTTACCCACTGGTTATTGATGAATTCCGGTGCCGGACGTATCCGGCTGTGTTCAGTGAATGTCAGGCAGGTGCGGGACAGTTCATCATTATTCTGACTGACCATCATTCCGTCTCGGAACTGTGCAGCGAAGTGCTGACCCCTGCGCCCGTAAAAGCAGCACAGAATTTCAATCCGCTCATGGGTCCACTGTTCATTGTGCAGCTCACCCGCCTGTACTGCCGCCGGGCTGTGCTCGTCCTGAAAATCCATAATTCCGAACCCGCACCAGTCAGTACCGGCTTCCGGTATTTTTGGTTGCACTTCCGTGAACCGGGGTAATACCATTTTTGGCGGCAACCCGGATACTGCCCGTATCCACCGGCTGATCTGACGCTCTAATTCCTCGTCATAATCTGCGGGCTTTCCGGCAGGTGTCAGGTATCCGGGATGATTGCTGTCATTACTCAACGGGCTGTCCTCCGTTAAAATCCACCAGCTCACAGTGAGCCTGAATGAATCCGGCGCCGTAGGCCGTGTACGGGTCAACAAACGTTACACGGTACCGTCGCCCCTGATACGTCACCACATCCGCATCATAGTCTTCATTACCCTGGGTCAGGCGGAAACACGTCACAATGAGGATAGCCCCGCCGATGGCTTGCCCTGCCTCCATTCGTCTGGCTTCCAGTGAGCGATCAACCGTGACAACACCGGAAAAGCGGATATCCTCACCCGAATGACTACCGGGTGAATTTGAACTGAATCCGTCATCATCCCTGTCCTGTTTGTTCCGGCGGCACACCAGAGAGGTATCCGCAAAATCGGGATCTGACAGAATGTCACTGACATCGAGTAACGGCATTATTCCCCCTTATTTCTCACCACATAGGTGATCGAACGCAACAGGCTCCCTGTGTCATATAACGGCTTAATGTCCTGCCCGTTGATCAACCGCTTTGCTTTGGTCTTATCTGACAATGGCGCCAGACGGTCGCCATCACCGATCACCTTTTTAGCTCCGTTGGCGGCAACCATTCCTGCCCGTTCCATTTCACGCTGCGCCGCCTCAAATTGACCGGATAATGCAAAGTCAGCAGCGGCTTTCAGATGGTCAGTGGTAACATCCTGCGTGTCTTCTATCCCCATATCGAGAAACGGACGCGGCGGTAGTGTTACTTCTGCGCCACCGATACTGACCGTGCCGCCGGTCGAATGGAGATACCCGAGTTCAGCGTTATTCAGAAATTCACCATCATCACGCTGTGCCTTGTCTGACGGGATACCCACCAGCACATCCAGCCCGGACAGGCGCTTTAGTGCTTTACTGAGCGCCCCCAGATTATCTTGTGTGATCCGGACGCCGCTCATAACAACTGTCTCCCGCCGGCACCGAACATCGACCACCAGTAATAAAACTCCCGCCCGTATCCGGTGTTATTCCAGAATCCGGCATCAGGATTGACCACGCCGGATGTGTCATAGCTGACAGAGACTTTATCCACTGACTTTGACGACACCACGCCACCGCCTGATGTATTCACACTGCCGCTGGCCGCTGCGCCTGCTGCGACCTTTCCGCGCAGCTCTGCGTAATGCGCTGTGAATAATTCAGAGAGGTAAATGAATTGATCGCCGTGTTTGTCCTGGTCTAATACGGTGTCAGCAAGACTGAGGTAAAAGGTGATAGTGGTGTCAGGGTAAACAGCGGTGTTGGCAAACTCAGGGAAATCCGAGCGGAACTTATCAACCGTTGGCAGAAGACTGTTTTTTGCCATCACCTGCCCCTTGTTTTTTATCCGGATTCTGTTTGGCCAGCGCCGCTTTCAGTTCAGCCAGCTCGGCATTCAGATCGTTAATTGTGCTGTCTTTCTCCGTCAGCGCGGCTTTCAGTTCAGTCAGCTCGGTTTCCAGCACCCCGACTTTTACTGTCATATCGCGGCTGTCTTTTTCTTTCTGAATGTCCGACTCATCAAGCGGCTTTGCATAGGCAGAAAACGCCCAGTGCCCGGTGATGTGGACGGGAAACTCCGTGCTGTCGTGAATGCCTGCCGTTAATTCAAACCGGGTGCCGTCAGTAAAACTGAGCGTTGCACCATTTGAAACGAGATATTTCATGTGGTTACTCCGTGAAAGGCGGGTTTCCCCGCCACATTAGGCGGCAGGGATATCCAGATAGGAAATGGTGTTGGAGTACGGCGTTTCCACCTGACCCAGCTTGCCGTAGTACACAGTCAGCTGCTGCATGCCGCGATATTCCAGCGGGGTATTCAGTAACGGCACCATCGGGAAGCGGACGTATTTTTCATCCTGCGTGTAGGCAACAATACGGTGTGCGCCACCTGCCCCGCGTTTTGACGCGAATTTCATGGAGACAATTTCCAGCGGCTCACCATTTTCCTGGAATGCAATGGTGTTGATTTTCACGTACTCCAGTACGGAAATGTTACCGGCGGAAGACACCTTTTTGCTTGCCAGCAGACCGAACAATTCAGGCGCCAGACCGATTTTACCCGGGCATACCGCATAACCGGAACGTACCCATCCGTCAGTCAGTACCAGGTTAATGTCCTGTACAATCACATCCGGATCCGTTGTTGCGGTCCATGCTGCTGCCGCTGCCACAGGAATAACGCCCGGGAGATTGAGCAGACCCGGCACACCGAGTTCCGTATCACCGATATAGACCTGCTCATCGGTATCCATGTTCCACTTGAGCTTCATCCCTTCGTATTTCTGGGTATCGACCGGACGCCCGACCTGCTGAGCTGATGCCAGTTCCAGTACCGTCCAGCCCACTTCCTGCGCCCACGGTGTTAAGTTATTACGGGTCGGGTCGATACTCATGTCGATCCCCGGGATAGCCGTCCCCTTTTTACCCATCCAGTTTTTACCGTTAGGGTTCGCGCCACCGACACTGGAAAAATCCGTGTTCGTGAAGGATGACACTTCATCAGCGATAGAAATATCACTGCGCATCGGCATGTCACGCGTCCACTTGATGGACGTCAGAGGCAGGTTCATGGTCTGATCCATGCGCTCCAGTTCGCCGATTAAAAAGATACCGGCGGAATCAATTGTTGCTCTGTCAACTGTAAACATTCCGTTTTCCTCAGATGTTGTAAGCGATTTCAATACGGCCGTCAGCTTCACCCGGTCCGGTAATTTCGGCTCCCGGTAACTGAGGGGTGTTTTCTGGTGTGGCATCTGCGGTCATCACAAATGAGCCGACAGGGCTTTTCTCTGTGCCACCAGCCACACGGATGTAAACCGGTGCGCCTTTCTTCGCGGTGGTTGCATTGCCCGCCGTCACAGTGACGCAGATATAGCCACGTTTCAGGTTATCTGCCACCTGATTAGCTTCAACGCCAAGGTGTGCCAAATCATTCAGAGACGTGATCGGATACGGGCGGATCAGAATGCCTTTTACCTTATCGATGGTGTCGCCATCTTCCAGCGGGACAAACTTATCCGCTGCGTACTTGCCCGCCAGACCGTAACCGTTGAATGGTTTTTTATTATCAAGCGTAACCGGCTCAACGGTTGCGTCGCGGGGACGGGTAATGCTCCCGTTAATGCCAATCGGCATACGGGTTAAATATGCTGTTCCTGCCATGTGATAGTTACCTTATTTGCGATTTTTCCAGTGTTCGGCGTACATCTTGTTTAGTTCTGCCGGAGACATATGCTTTGTATTCATTGCGCCATCAGTGGTAGCAATACCCTGATTCTGGGGGGCAATGTGATTTTTTGCTCTGTTCAGTGCCGCTGCAGCCGTAAATACCGCATCAACTGTTGCTTTGGGGGCTTTACTGAAATCACTGACACCAAATGCTTTCAGGCTGTCACCGGTACGCATGGCATGAGTCAGAGCCTGACGTTTCAGTCCTTTATCACCCGTTGGCTTAAACCCCGGGCAGATAATTTCAGCGGCAGAAATAATGTCGCGGCGGTACGCGGCATCACCTGTTACTTTTTTATCTTCTTCGGCATCTTCATCACCGGTCTGGGTGCTGTCATCAGGGATTGAATCAGCCGTCTTACCCTCCAGTTTATCCAGACGGGCAAGGATAGCTTTCGCCCACTCCGGCGCACCGTCATCACCGGTTTTGTTTTCAGTCACGGCGGTGACGTTATCTGCAGTCGTCCGGTTCTCCGCAGGGAGCGCGGTAGCCTGTGACGGAACGTTGATGTTGATAGTGTGTCCGGGAACTGAGTTCAGCCCGTCAGACGGCATATCCGGTGCTTCATCAATGAGCTGCTGTAACGCGGCTTCATCTTTGGTTTTAATCGCGTTAAGCGCTTTTTTAAGCCATGACATAGCAGGCTTCTCCTTTCTCTTTGTGATTGGGGCTGAATCCCCGATAGAACAACGAATGCCCGCCCGGCCTTTTTCAAGTCCGACTGCCAGGTGGTTACCTGTAATTTGATACTGTTTACCTTTGCCGGGAGATATCTGTTGATACAGTGCGTCATAGCCACAGCTGACCTCAGTCAGACCCTGCGTAATGGCGTCTATAGCTTCCTGACGCTTCACCAACACATCTGCAATCAGCAGGTCTGATTTATCGCCGGTACCGCGCCGGACATTCTGTATGTGTCCGTGAGCCAGTTCTGAATAGTTGGACGGGTTAACGAAAACGATATTTCCACCAGCGTCCTCCGGATGCCCCAGAGTGACCGCCACACCTTCAAAGCTCGCGATAGTCTCTTCGGAAAAGACCTCATCCTCTGTGCGGTACACGGTGACCGTACCGCTGGCATCAGGCTCCAGATCAATCTCTTCGGGCAGATATACCTGAGTGCCTGTCCGCGCAATCGGGACGTCTTTACACAACAGAGTGCCATCCGGCTGTTGATAACGGGTTTCCCCCAGCCGGGTGGTAAAGTAATATTTCATGTGGTTACCTGCTGAATTGCGGGCAATAAAAAAGGCCGCTGTTGCGACCCGTTATGTTCTTGCTGCCGGTACATGGACATCCTGCCAACATTTGCAGTTGGGGAGGCATCCGGCATGCCCTGTCAGTCCATCCAGTGTCGGCGGATTGTGCCAGTACACGAACTTATCCCGCATCTTTTTGTGTGACGGACGGGTTCCGGATCCTTCAATGCGCCACCAGTATCCTTCCGAGCCGATGGATAATGCCCGCGCCTGAGTGAGCGCACCGGTAGCGCGTCCAATCTCAGTGCGGGCTATCATCCGGGCGCGGCCTGCTGCCACATTCCCCGACTCCATGATCATCTGGTACAGTGCGTCCGGTCGCTCTCCGCTGATAACAGCCTGTATGGCTCTGTCCTGAATGTCCTTAACCCGCTCAGCCGCTTCCAGAGGCAGGGATTTCATCAGTTGGATCTGCCGGTATACGATATCCTGAGTCACCTGACCTACCGGGGTATTGCCGATAACATCACGCAGCCCCTCAGATATTTTTTCCGATACCGATTTCCATTGCCCCCACTCTTCACGCTCCACCTGCAAAAACATCTTATTGGCGGTCAGTGCCGACCAGTCATCCAGTACCCCGGAATACTCGTTAAGCATCCGGATAACTGTTTTTGAACTGGCATCAGAACCATCGTATGAGCCAGTGACGATTTTGCTTATCTGGTTTGCTATCGCCTGTAGGCTTTTCTGATACTGAATTTCCGAGCGACGGCGCAGGGCCGGTCTCAAATTCATCCGTCTCCCACTCGGCTTTCGCATCCTCAATATCCTTGTCTGTTATCGACCCGCCGATACCGGTGACATCAGCGATATTCCGCAGGTCGTTCATTGCAGCGTGGATCGGCATTATTCCCCGCTCCACCAGCGTGCTCAGTGCTGTGGCAACATTACCCGCCATTGTTGACCGGTCAGTGTCTGACATTTCCCACAGCTTGTTAAACACGAATGTGAAATCATCAGGCAACGGCTTACCGAACAACGAGCGCCAAGAGATATCCATCAGGCGCCGGATATGGCGGCGCAGTTTACGCTCCTGTGACGAGTTAACCCGGCTGTAATAGTTTTCCAGATCCCCGTCACCGGTACTGAATCCGGACGGTGACTGACCAAACAGGCGCACCAGCGGAATACCTGTCGCACCGGACACCTGTTCAGCAAAGCGGAGAATGACGTCAGCAATGCCTGAGAAGGAATAGCTGTGAGTGGCAAACTCATCTTTGGAATCCATCAAGGTCATCCCTTCTATGGTCTGAAATTCCCGAATCATATCCAGATGCTTCATCAGCCCTTTTTCCAGATCTCCGCCAGTTGCCAGCACCTGTCTCAGTCCATCAATACTATAGGTTCGCAGGTGAGCTTTATGAATTAACTGTGTTGTACCAACAGTGGCAGTATCGAATGCCTGAATGCGCTCAAAAATACGTTCAACGACAGACATCCCCCACCCGTTCTCTGTCAGAGACTGTTGATACGGAAGACTGTCACCGTCCATACGAATCAGCCGAGAATGGTGGATATTCCATTTCTCAAGCCCGTGCTGATTGGTAATAACGCGGTAATATTTGGGCTTACCGTAATCTGGTCCGTATTCTGTCACCGGGTCGCTGTAGCTTGGTTCTAACTGCCAGCGGTCAAGTGCGATAACGCCTTTGAACTGCCCTTCTTTGATAGTTTCAATATTCAGTGTCGTCGAGAAGTCCTGACCATCAATCATGATAACCAGCACCGCGCCGCCATAAAGCCGCGACCATTTGATAACATCATTCAGTCCGTCCCAGATTGCTGCCTCATCCCAGAAGTCTTCCAGACGGCCCTTATAGCCGGGCGGAAGTTTTGAGCTGATACTGACGCCTTTACGTGTCATATCATCAGCAATAGCATCTACTGCAGCACCGACCAGAAATGATGACCGGTAGGCAAATTCCAGCGTGGTTCTGTCGCGGGTTATGTACCCGGGGACGTACACGCCGCCTGACTGAATATTGGGCGTTGATGTCCCCATTTTTGCCGTGATGTTATTATACCCGTCACCGGTTCTAACGGGCTGTTTTGCGCCGTTACGGCGTTTTTTACGGGACATTTAATCCTCACGATAATTTATTAAAAAGAAGGGCTGTTTAACATAATGGGTGTTACCCGAATAAGCGGATCAAGGTTGATGCAAAAATAAGAGTGAACAGCATAAAAGAAGCAGATTAATACCGCTGTTCCGCACTGTATTTTTGTTGTTTAATTGTTACGAAAATCTTGATTTTAATCTCAGGGACATTAATGGATGAAGTGCCTGTTTTTGACAGTTTCAGCGTTTACCCAAAGAGGCCCATACACCAAGATCACCCTGACTGGTTATGTAACCATCCAATCCGTATCTGACGGCATCCCAACAGTGATTGTGTTTATCTTCAACCACCGGGAGTATATCCCCACTCATCCGGTCAACCTTGTACGAATAGAGTCGCGCCTCTTCAAGCATGTGCTTACAGCGAGGATGAATAACAATCTGTTCAAATCCCTTCAGGTAAGTTATCCCGTCTTCAACACTACCCGGCCATTTTGATGCGGAATCAATATTAAATCCCTGCCGAGACAAATAACTGATAGTTTCAGGTCGGCTGTTATCGCCGTGGATGGGCCATTTACGGGATTCCGGTATGCCTAGGTATTTTTTGTCGTCTCCGTCTTTCCATAATGGTATCTGTTCCGCTGTTGCCCCGTCTTTTCCCGCGTAAAACTTCCACAAGTCATCCAGTTCAACACCGACACCATATGACTCATACTCAATGTACAGAGTCCGCCCGATAATAAAACTTCGGATCAATGTGCTGGGGTCGTTGGCAAAACCGAAGTCAGCGCCGAAGAAAAGCCGGTCTGCCTGTTTCCACAGATCATCAGAAAACATTTCCTCGCGGTACTTCCCGGAGAAGATTACTGCCTCACTGATAGCCCGTGGCATTCCCAGCCAGATGTGTTCATACGCCTCATAGTCAACGCGCTTGCAGTACTCCATTTCATGCCGGAGTACATCTGGGAAAAAGATATTATCCCCGTAATTCACACAGAGTATGATTACCCCACCATCCGGAGGATCTGCCTCATGGCGTTTCATCAATTTGTATGTGGGGTCTTCTTCTTCGCGGGGATTATACGATACCCACACCTCTGATTTATTCGCACGAACTGTCGGGCCAAGAATATCCCAGCTATCCTGTGAAACTGTCTGTGCTTCTTCAACCCAACAAATTCGGATGCCATGCATCGACTTAATGCTGTTTATGTTGTTGCGCAGACCTTTGAATGTAAAACGGGTGCCATTAAGCCCCTCAATCTCATTATTCTTCACCTTGTAGAAGTGAGACAGTCCGAGGTTGTATATCTCCGATTCAAGTAACGCTAATACAGAATCGTTAATGGAATTCTGAAATTCACGAGCGCACAGGATCGTCATTGACTCATTAGCGCCCAACAATACCAGAGCTCTGGCAATCTCAACTGATTTGCCGCCGCCTCGCCCCCCGTACATCCAACGCCAGCGAACATCACCCACCGGCTTGTCATAAAGAACACCGGGAGCCCAATCGCTGCTGAATGAATACAGGACGCCACCAATTATTGTTGGGCTATCGCCTTTCCCGTGCGCAGTTTTTCCATGTGCGCATCCCATGCTTCGGGCGGACATGTTGACGGTGTAACAATGCAGACTTTGCCGTAGCTTAATCCGACCAGATCTACATTGACCTCCGTCTTATTGGTGCTCATATCTATCCCGGTAAGTTGCGCAGCATTTTTTACGTTAGGCGCAACCTGCCCGAATTTTTTTATCCGTAAGCGCATCCTTTGCGGCTTTGAAAGATAAGTCAGCCAGATCTTTGGCATTGAACGAGACCAACAGCGCAGCTTCCTGCCTCAGCTCCCTGATGCGCTGACGAACATCAGGTCGTTTTAATAAAATTGGAGCCTGTGTGTCTGCCCTGCTAGGCGAGTAGCCAGCGCAAATGGCAGCCTCTTTTTGGGGCATTCCCTGCGCAATGTTCTGCGCAAAAGTTTCATGCTGCGGTTTTAATATACCCGCGCTTTCCGTCGCATCTTCCTGCACATTATTCGCATCGGCATTTTGTGTACCAGCTGATATAGGTTGCTTCTTCTCAATTTTGCGAATATTTCCATTCGCAGCTTTATTCGCATTAACTTTCTGCGAATTCGCAATCTTAATATAACGCTTTGCGGTCGAGTAATTTAACCCTTGCTCTTCACACCACTCTTTCGGGGATATTCCTGATTTAGCATGTTCGGTGAGGAACCGCTGCTGTAGCATCCCCCAATCCGGTTTAGCCATCTTGTTTATCTCCTTAACCAATTAAAAAGCCCACTCAGTGAGCAGGCTTTGTGATGGGTTATGCATTAATCGTTTTCTGGAATATCTTTGCGATAGTTTTTATCTGCCTGACATTTCCACGCCCTGTGACAGACATACGGCGTACCTGTCCAATACATTCTGCCGTCGCATGAAGATTGCCATTACTCACAGTGACAATAGATACTTCACCGATTCTTTCTGCTTCAATGCCATATTGCTTCATTTCATCACCTGCAGTTGTTGTTCAATTTCCCTTACTGCCCGCTTATCGTGGTTGCAGTTTTCCGTTTCGCTCTGCATCCGCTTTTCTGATATCCATCAACTGCCCGTTTGCTATATCCAGCGCTTTCAATAATGGCTCAATCCACTCAGCTGCCTGGCAATATGTCAGTCGGCGGGTGGTAGTGGAGCCAACACCGGCTGTGTCAGTGATGCCGGGATCGGCACGCATTGCTGATTCGCGGATGGCGTAGGTGTGACTGAGCAGCCCGTCAGCAACAGACTGAGGAACATAAAGATTACAGTTAGATTCTTTACGGATGATGGTGCGGTATTCAATCTGCTTCTCCTGTGATTTGGCTTCTGCCTGAATGTTCCGGCTGGCGTTCGCCGCGGCAACGCGGTCAAAGATATCGAAGCTGGTGTAGGCGTTATCAATCACCTTTTGCTTGTCAGCAATCATATTGTCTTTGTGCTGCCCTTCTGATTGTTCGGCTGACAGCAGGCTGAACAACCATAACCCGAAGAACACCACAGCCCACAGCCAGCCATTGAGTAAAGCGGGAATAATCTTTTTCATGACCGGGTTATTTTTCCTTTGCCGATTTCAACCAGAATCAGATCCAAAAGTAACCCACCAGCCTGATTCGCCAGTTCTCTCATCTTTTTATTGTGTGCCGGTTTAACCCATTTCCATTCATTCAGACCTTTGCCAAACTTACTGGCGATAGCTTCATCCCGTTTATAATCGGCGCATGCCTCATTAAGTTGTTCCATTACGCTGACCTTGCGGGAATTAACAGCCGCGCCTTTTGACCAGTAGTCATGAAGAGCAGAAAAACATTCCTCCTGATAAGAAATAAGCTTATTGCGAATCGACGCTTTCACCTTATTCGGGTTAATACTGAACAACCAGCCGTTGAGTTTACGGAGGGGCATGCAGAGCATTTCCTGCAACCCGCCAGCGGAAGGTATGGTCATATGACCACAGCTGAATTTATCTTTTTGTGACATAAGTTTACGGTGCTGAGATTTCCAGTCGAGGCCAATAGCCTCAACAATGGGTTTCATGGCCACAAGCTCAGTACTGCCATCCTGAATGGTAGTTAGTGTGTCACCCTTAAACATAATTTCTGCGATTGCAGGATATTGCATAACGTTTACCTCAACTATGAAATGAACCTTTGCCGAAACGGAACGACAGCCCACCGAGGCTCGCCAGCACTACTGGCGCTCCCAAAGGCTCATTCCATAGGTTTAGATTCGGTGGTGTAATATGCGCTTTCGGTGCGCGGTGAAATTCGGATGTAAAAAAGGCCCCGCAATTGCGAAGCCTGTTAATCGGATGAAAGCTTAAAATCAAGCCGTCCTGATTAATCCCCTTGATTTTAAGGAGATTACGAAACGGGATGACTACTTAATTCTGAGGAGTCACCGGAACCGAAGCCTCCTGATTGTTTTCTTAGACAGGTATTTCGATATGAGGCGCGTCAATGAAGCGGGTTTCAATCGGCAGTGACGGGTCGTTCTTCCAGTTGATACCGAAGCGCAGCTTTATATTCAATTCATCAGCAGCCTGTTTAACCGCTTTCAGCAGGGGCTTGAATTCGTCAATCTGCCATTTGGTGTTGACCGGGATAATATCGACCGCGTGGCCGGTAAGGTGGCGGCTTTTCATGGTCTGTGATTTCTTCTCATTGACCAGTTGCTTTTGCCGTGCCTCGGTTCGTAATCCCTCAATCACAATGAAATCGACCGGTGTGATTTCCAGCGTCCGGCGGATAACTTTCACCAGGTCAGGATTGACACCTTTCAGGTTATCTTCACTGCGCTTACTGAATATGAAGCTACTCATTATCAATTTTCCTTTTTATCCGTTTCTCAAGCGCCTTAATGAACTCAGCACCCGACCATCCCGCCAGACCTGCAATGCCACCGGATAACTCCGGAACCCACGCGTAATAGCTCGCAGCAAGGAAGACCAGTGCACCGGCGAAAACAGAGACGACCATCTGAAGAAAGAAAATGCCCCAGCTAATGACTTCACCATTCAGGGCTTTATAGGCACAACTGGCAGCGGTGCCGAGTAAAGTCATGATGACTATCAGCAGACTACTGAACCAGCCGTAGTTGTTTGGGTCGTTAGGCATCTTTTTCATGGCTCACCCCCTGACGGAGGAATTTAGTTAAATGGGAAACGCCGCAACCGGTTTATACGTTCCAAACAGATTAATGTGAGGTGGTTACGGCATTATTCGGGTAAGCCCACCAGCGGCGGGCACACAATAAAAAAGGCCACGCAATGCGTAGCCCTGAGATAAATGCCAGTTAAGCGACTGGCAGCGCTAATCCCTGTCTGATATTGTTAAATCGCCAAAAATAACCACCCAAACAAGGAATAACAATATGAATTATGAAGATCCCAGATCTTGTATTTTCTCATTTATTGAAGGACTCCCGACAACAATCAGGTCAACCGAACTAATCACACTGTTACTATTAATAAAACCTGATTTCACCATTACCGGCAACGAAGATGAAAATGACTTTTTGAATGATACCGCTGGTCTGCTCGAACGAACAGGTTATGCCGGGCTAGGCATGATTATTTTTTTTAAAACACTCATTAGCCGCAACATGAATAATGCGATGTTTAAGTTAGACAAGGCAGAATTTGGACTAAAAATGCTGAGACAAAAAAATCCGGAATTATCGAACCGGCTTTTAGTACAAAAGCCACTTCAACGCAAACATTATGAGTCCGCCATTAAAAAATGGAATGCTCTCTTAGCTGGCCCGCTATGTGACGCCAATATTGAATATCTTTCAAATAACCCGAGTATGACACTAACGACGATACAGTTAAGAAATCACGAGTAACGCTGTTCATTTCAGCGTGATAACAGGAATAACGAAATGTAGCCTTGACGCTCTGGACATTTTTATACTCAGAATTTTCATGATGAAAATGTAAGTGACGCATTTTTAAACCCTCAACCGCTTTTTCGAGGGCTTTTAACGCACTGAGAGTTGAGTGCGCACTCACTTCGATTGTGAACGTCTTTGGTCGCTCTTCATCTATACCAGCAAACAATGAGTGCAGATGTTGCCCTGAACGATCCATGCTACCTCCAGAAACGAAAAAACCCAGCGCATTGGCTGGGTTAGTTGGTAAAGTTACAAAATCGGCAACTTACATTGGAATAGTGGCTCACTGGTTCAAAAAAGTCAACATGTTTTTGCTATTTCGCTTCACGATCTTTTCTTTTTCTCTGCTTTTAAACGCATCTGTCAGCGGTTGGTATAATAAATACTCAACCGCTTTTAGTATTTCATCCACTTCTCTCCGGCATGTAGATATTGACGGTACTTTCTTTGCCGGCAGTCCACCTTTTCGTGCGACGATGTCCCGAAGTCTGTACTTTCCATGCTGCGCCCGGGCTATTGCTCTGTCTGATGCACAATAAACATAACGACTGAGCAGCATGTCAAAGGCTTCCGTATCGAGATGGTAAATTAGTTTGACCACCTCATTAATTAGCAGACCGTCATCATCACTACAAACAGGGCGACCCGGATAATCCCTGCGTTCAACAGTAGCCATAAACTGAGCTATCATACTGCCTTGTCGTTTTTCTAATCGCCCGCTATAAACCCAGGCACCGAACAATGATAACCAATTTTGTAACCATGCCTCACGTTCTTTGTCGAGTTTCAGCCCATCAGAGATACCTTTCATACCCGACATGTGCGCAGCTCCTTCACTTCCTGTTTTACTTGTTCCAGCAATAAAATTTCGCTGCCGTGGATCTGCTGCCATGTTGCCGGTGCTGCATGAAATCCGGTTTCATAACATGCCCGGTGATGTCGGGGACACAGCGGGAGCACTGAATAATGATCTGCGCGTTGCCCTGCCCCCTGACCGGAACGGAGATGATGGATTTCCGCCGGTGTTGGTCCATACCCCATGTTCAGGCAACATATACAGCCGAGCGCGGCCACATCTGACAGCCACTGCTGTTCTGCTTTGGTCTTTGATTTGGTCATTGGTCTTGCCTCTCAGGTAAAATCTAATAACTGTGCAGCCGCGTTTTCAGCAGCCTGTTGCGTGGGAAATTTGCGGTACAGAATGAAGTTCCACAGCACATCGAGTGTGGATTTATAGAGTTCGCCAAACTGTAGATCGTCCATTTTGGCAAAGCTGATTGATTTAGCGACGCGCCGCAGGCTGCCGTCAGGCATTTCGTAGGTGTCATACTGACCGGATTGTTCAATAGCCCAGGAGCGGAAAGCATCGAAGGATTTTGTTGCGGTGATGTTCTGAGCGCGTTTTTGCGCCACATCATTGAGATAGTCATCAGCTGCTGATTGCAGAACGTCAGCATTGTCCGTGTAATACGCCAGGTATTTTACATACCCGCGAACCAGTTCTTTTTCTTCAGGCGAAATGGTGCCGCCGACCGGTTCCCAGTATTCATAACCGAGGTTCAGGAGAGCAAAATATTTACGGTGGAATCGTGGGTTGCGTGCCTTTTTAAAATCAGCAGAGAGCACATCGCCGCACTTAACTTTTGAATGCAGGTAATCCCTTGCTGCCGGTGTCGCAGGCGCAAGAGTATCGTTGGGGAGTTTGATAAAGCTATGCTGTGCCATGGTTTTCTCCGGTGGCACAGCGGGTATTCAGGATGCTGGTTGTTCAGGCCAGCTCCTGAATAATACATTGATATGACAAATATTACTAACTATAAGCGCAACTTTAAATCATGCCACCCGAGAGTATTCCAGCATGCAGAATCACCACTTAAACAACACTCTGCCACCGGTAGTTTTTCACCACATTTCTGACAGGTTTTCCTTCCTAGCTGTTCTATCTCTGATTGTAGCGACCGGTCATCAATTCTGATTAACGAGGTCAGGTACTCATTCTGCTCGTAGGGATCCCGACCTGGTCGCCGTAATGCACAATTACGCTGCAGCATTTCCAGTTCCTGTTCATCCACCAGTAACTCAAGTTTGACGAGGCCTGTTTTCTTTTGCCGCGCCCTCTGCGCGGCTTTACGTTCTGTCGGGGACTTAGCCATTGAAATACACTCCATTCGATTTTCTCAGTTCCCGCTGAACCGCTGTAAATTCGGATATCAGTCGGTTCTGCTTTTCAGTAAACTGATACTCAGCTATATCAGTGCGATCCATTGTACGGGGAGTCAGGGGTTTACTTTTCCTCTCCGCCGGTCTGTTCCAGGGGGCTGTTTTCTTTTCGTATGCCTGGGTTACCTCCATGGCGCATGGTAGTATTTCAAATGCACACCGTAATTTTCCGTGCCATTTCGTGACCTTCACGGCACCCGTTTTAAGCAGTGCGCTGATTACAGCTTGTACCTGATTACGGTCAGCGTTGTATTTTTCCCTGATATACTCACGGGTTATCTCCGTGCCAACTGGTATCTCTGCTGCAATTTTGGTATAAAGCATCATTACGCTGCCTCCCCTGATACTCCGGCCTCTTTCACTGCATGTCCTATACGTGCTGCTGCAGTGACAAGGTGATCAGGGTCCATCTCAATACCAATAAACCGAAACCCTTCTGCTATCGCAGCCTTTCCGGTACTACCTGACCCCATAAATGGGTCAAGTACCGTGCCACCTGCGGGAGTGACCAGTCGGCAGAGGTAGCGCATTAAATCCACAGGCTTAACGGTCGGATGCGTATTTTTCGCGCCACTGGTACGCCCGGCACCGGCTCTCGGGTTATTAATTCCGGCGCTTCCCTCGGTACGGCCACCTGTCATTTCAGACGCTGACGCAGTAACGAAGCGATCCATTCCTTCGTCCCGATCCGTTTTACTGACTTTTGCACAATAAAAGAATCTTGCAGCGGAAGTTTCGGACTCAATGCGTGGCATAGGTGTTTTCTTTATATTTTTTAGTGCGCCGTAAACCTTGTTACCGTTATCGCTACCATCACTTTTAGCCTTTCCCTGCTGCCCCTTTGCATCCGGAAATGCAGAAAGAACCTCATCACTACCATCATGGATCACATTTGCAGGCCAGCGCCCTTCGCTGTTCTGTGTCCATTCAGCGCCTGGCGGCGTATCGCCATCCCGAACGTGAGAAAGCAGACCACCGGAACCACCAGCAAGCATCTCCTCAGTAGGCACGCGGCACGGGTCGATATTCAAAATTCCGGTTCCGTATTCATTAACATTTTCGAGAATAGTTGCACTAAATGGCTTACGAGCCATGACAATAGGTTCGTGTGCTGGTTTTAATGCCGTTCCCTTACCTTTGTGTTCACCATCAAGATTTTTCGATTTGGGAAACCCACTGCCGTAAATCCACATAATCTGATCCCGAATCTCAAAACCGGCATCTTCAATATTTACGACCAAGCGGTGATATGTCCGGCTTCCACCAAATGCCAGTAGATGCCCGCCCGGCTTTAACACCCGCAAACATTCAGCCCACTGTTCGACGGTTGGTACCGCGTAATCCCATTTGTTCGACATGAACCCGATGCCATACGGAGGATCCGTTACGATTGCATCCACTGAGTTATCCGGAAGGTTTTTTAAGGCGTGCTCACAGCGGCCGCCGATCAGTTGGTAGCTCATGGGAATCTCCGTGCTTTCAGGCTTATCGTTGGTTTGGATGGTTTCGGGTGAGTTGGTTATCTCCTGCACCGGCAGTGCGGCAAGAATACGTTCCCCAATCCAGCGCATTACCGGTACCGCCATGCTGTTACCAATAGCGCGATAACGCGGACCATCCGGACAATCAGCAGCATCTTTACCGCGCCAGCTGATTCGGGTGTGAAAATCCTGAAATCCCTGCAAGCGTTCACATTCAACCGGAGTCAGACGGCGGACGATATTTTTTGTTGATACCGCATGAACATCAGTTTTTGTCAGTGTGTAAGAGACGCCTGATTCATCGAACCCGTTTCCGTTACCACCATTTTCAGGGGACCGGCCGATAATATTCCCGGCTACAGCAATCGCAGGAGGCTGTCCACCGTTCTGGTTACTGTTGCTGCTGTTACCAGCCTTCAGCGTCGGGGAAATATTCTCAGCTGCATCCGCGCCGTGATCTTTACTGCTGAATGCGATACAGGCGTTTTCCTGTCCGTGATTACGTCCAAGAGTATGGGCTAGTTCATGATTCACGTCCGGATCCTGGGTACCGTGTACCGCGAAAGTATCGGTATCAAAATCTAAACGGGCGCCATGTGCTGTACAGGTAGTGGCAACCTTGATTGCACCGGAGGTATTACCGCCACCAAATGCGATCAGGTGTCCTGCTTGTGCCTGGTTATCGTCTGCGCCTGTTGCTCCAACGCCATTTTTAGTAAGGGCGGCAACTGTCTGTTCCGCTTCTCCGCGCGCCGGAGAATCCCCGTACAGGCTGTCGGACTCAAATAGTATTTCTGCGGGACAGATGTCTTTTCTAGCACTTGCGATAACGAAGACACGACGGCGGCGTTGGGGCACTCCGAGATATTGAGCATCGAAGATCCGCCACGCGACAGCTCTTTTCGGTCCAGACACATAACCAGCGTTTGACCATCTTTCCCCTGTCGGTTTGAGTTCTTCACTTTCTCCGGCAAGTCCTGCAAGAAAACAACCAAAGGCATTGTCTTTACTGCTGAGGACGCCGGGGACGTTTTCCCAGACGATGATTGCTGGCTGTTCGCCGTTTTGTTCTCTGATTTCATCAATACTGTCCGCCAATTCAACATACGAAAGGGTTAATTGCCCGCGCTCGTCACTCAGACCACCACGCAGACCGGCAACGCTGAACGCCTGGCACGGAGTTCCGCCAACCAGCAGATCGGGAGTTGTAACTGTTCCGGAATGAATCGCAGCCGCAATTTTTGTCATATCACCGAGGTTATTTACCTGCGGCCAGTGTGCTGCCAGTACCGCTGACGGGAACGGCTCAATCTCACTGAACCAGGCGGGGATCATCCCGATAGGTTCCCAGGCGACCGAGGCGGCTTCAATGCCGGAACATACAGATCCGTAAGTAAGCTGTTTCATACCTTCATCACCCCCTGCCAATAATTCAGTCGTTCCCGGAAAAACGATTGCTGATCTACAGGTGTTTTTTCGATAGCCACCAGCACCGCTGTTCTGTGAATCTTCTGCATTCTGAGCTGCTTCACCATCCGGCTTGCGACTAAATCAAGTTGCTCTTTTTCCTGATATTCCACGGGCCATAACGCACGGTTATGTGGTAGCCCTGCAGGTAAATAATCTGATTGTGCTGACATGATTATTCCCCCTGTTTCTTTGGTTCAGGTGCAGTCTGATGCGGGGCTTTTCTTCGGGCGCGGCGGGCAGCGTGAAGCCGGTCTAAGTGACAATTGGTGTAATCACAACCGTCATCCGGCTTGCGGGGATAGTTATCACGCACGAGCGATTCGTACGTAACAGGGTCTTTGATTATCATGGTCTTTGCCTCTTTTGGTCTTAAAGTGCTTTTTCAGTGTAACTGTGTCTTTTAGGCGCTTCTGCCCGTACCCTTGTATAAAACCCGCTGTCTGATTTCTTTCAGCATCTCAATCCCTTTTTCACGATAACTACCGTCTTTATCGAGCACCTCTGACACGGAAGCCGGGCGACTCCTGTTCCGGTTTTCAATCTGAGCCACAACCAGAGGGATCTGCTGACCGCCGTGTATGCGTTTCAACCAGTATTGCAATACCTTTTTGACCCCATTCCTTACCTCACTCCTTGTCTGGTTGTACTCTCTCATCCGACGGCGTGCCTCGGGGATAATCTGGTACATGATCGCGGATTTCCACGGGAATACCTCAGCTGACGGATAAAACCCCCTGTTCGCACAATAACGGTCAAATTCACGCATCACTTCATCCTCTGTAGGCAATCCGGACGTCTCCTGAATACCCTCTCTGCACCATGCGACAAACTTTCCACAACCCGGAATAAAATCACTGTTCTGCCTCCTGGCAAGACGCAGACCGGCATTAATTTGTTCGCGGGTATGAATTCCCCCTTCCAACATAGCCAGAACCCACTGGCGGCGTATTTCGTCAAACTCAGCCTGCGTGCGCACAGCGGCCCTGAATCCGGGAAATATCACACACAACTGCGTAAACAAATCGTTGAACTGACCGGAAATGAAATTTTTTAGTTGTTCACGGGCTCCCTGTTCCGGTGACACCACAGAAGAGGCCGGAAATCCTTTTGCCTGAATGGTTTTCAAGTGCGCGTCAATGCTGACCGGTTTCATGGTAATACCCCCGCACTGACCAGATCATTCTCGATGCCGTCAATCCAGTCCGTGTTGCTGAAATCCAGATTTTCACGACCAGCGGTACCGTGCTGCCGGTCTGACGGCAGAACAGAAAATTTCAGACTGAGTTTATCCCACTGCTCTCTGAGTTTTCCCGGGCTCAGGATGTTCCGACACCAGAACGCATCTCTGTTTACCCGTCCGAACATTTCGCAAATCTGACGGTGTGTGCGTCCATCCTGTCCGCACATCAGGCGGATCTCGTTTGCCCATTGTGTCCATGAAGGTTCTTTAGGCCGCGAAACCTCACCATCAGACTCCGCAGCCTGTTCGTACAAAGTCAGTATCCGCTGCCAAATCCACTGTGCGCATAGCAAGTCCTCAGCGGTACCCCACTGCCGTTTTCCGGCACTAAACACAGCAGCTTCCGGATGACGTGCAATAAAATCACTGTCGGGTGATACCTTGTGGTCGTCCGGCGGCGTAGCATCCGGACAAGAAGATCTTTTATCTGACGGATCTGTTTTTAATGACGGATCGGGGTCAACCATTGGGGGGTTAATCGCACCTGTTTTTTCAATATTTGCCCCACCAATATTTGACCCCTCAATATTTGACCCCTCAAAAATTGGGGGGGTGCTTTTGGGTGGGGTCATTTTGCGGTAGTGCTTTCTGGCTGCGCAGGATGCCAACTCCAGTTTTTCAACATTGATTCGATATACGTTACTCAGATTCCGATTTCCGGATTTACGTTCCTGCTTTGTTAACCAGTTATCGCGCTCCAGTTCCTTTATCGCCGCAGTGACCGTGTTTATGCTTTTGGCACCTATCTGACGGCGAATTGTTTCCACTGCAGGCCAGCTTATACCCTCATCACTAGCAAAATCAGCCAGTCGGGCCATAACCGCAACCCGGGATAAACTCAGTCCGGCAAAGGCACATCCTTCCCAGACCAAACCATGTAATTTACTGCTCACACTGCACCCCCTGCGTCTCAGCAGCATCACGAGGTTTATTCTGATTCAGTGCCCGCTCATGCCACTCATTAAACGCCGCAGATCGCCTTTCATCGAATATAGGGCGTATGGTTTCGATATCTGCAGGGATGCCGTTATGCATAAACCCATTGCGGTAGGTAATTTGTTCTGTCGTGTTCAGCATTGGTCTTGCCTCTCTCATGCGCTGGTCATGCGCATCGCATTTAATGCGGTTACTGCTTTTGATATGCGTTGTGACATGTCACGACTACCCAGAAGGGTTTCACACATCGCAGCAGCGAATTCTTTGATTGCCTGTGATGCCAGATAGTTAACCGAATCATCACCGTTCACCCGGGCCAGCCGGTCAGCGGGTAATGCAATTTCTATTGCCGGGATCAGTTCACTGAATTTTCTGTCGGATGCCGGTGACGTACCGCGCAACCACCTGAAAATCTGCTGCCTGTTGTTGTTAATGGCTTTCCAGTCTGCGTTCCCGGTTTTATCTTCTATCTGGTGTAAACGGTTCTGCCCGTTGTCGTGAGTGATTAAAAAAAGCGCACGACTAATTTCAATAGCGACATGCTCCTGCCCTTTTTCAGTCGCCCAAGCCTCAATTTCATCCTTGATAATTTTATTGTTATTCATCACTTTGCGTCTCCTGTCGCTAAATTGATTATGAATAATCAGTTTTATTTTTTACTAACCGCTAATATTCAGATCTGGCCAAATTTGAGCCCAGTCATCTGGTCTTAATTCTCTGCGAGTGACAGCACCACCAGTTTCTTTTTCTATCGCAGGGCATCTAGCCGGAGGAACAGGAACACGACCAGAGGCCATCTGTGAAAGATATGAACTGGATACCCCAAGATTCTCAGCTAATTTTTTTGCTCCGCCACGTTCAAGAGCAGAAATGTATTGTTTTAATTCCATGGTTTCTCCTTTGATTAATTCAAATGAGTTTAATGAATACTAAACATAAGTCAAGTATTTGCTTGTTTATGAAATACTAATCAAAATCATGCTATGAACATAAAAAAATATTCGGCAGAAACGCCTAAAAGAGTGGTTTACTGACAGAACTCTTCCTGAGAAAGAGAAGAGCTATTTATCTCAACTTATCAATGGGAAAGCATCTTTTGGAGAAAAAGCAGCCAGGAGATTAGAGCGTGATTATCATATGCCGGATGGCTTTTTGGATGTCGATAACTTCGGCGCTATTGAAGAAAAACCAGATATTTCACAGCTAACGCAGAGGCAGAAGATACTCATTGAGTTATTTGATGGGCTTCCGGATAGTGAGGCTGATGAGCTTTTAAAAGCTCTTGAAGAGAAAAAAACGGCATTATGACCAGCTTTTAGAAGAGCTGTTACATAAGCGCAATCAAAAACAAGCGTAGTTTTATTAATCAATTTATTAAAAGCAAGAAAGAGAGATGAGCCTCTTTCTTGCTTTTGTTACGTCTCGAACTTTAACGTTTAAACAATTCGATTAATCGCATTGTTGCGACAATGAATTCCATGACAATGATAAAACTCGACAGAATAGAATCCATCCGGTGCTCCTAAAAAGGAGCGCGATTATCAGTACATTACCCTTACGCTTCCTATCTGTACCTGATTAATCTAACTGTTAAGGTTAAACTACGCGCTCGGGTTTGGGTACCATCCGGCATCACTCGTATGGCTAGGGTACATGCAGTCAAGAGAGGCAAGACCAATGATTTTCTTTACATCTTTTGCCTGACACCCCGAGCGGAATGTCCTTAACATTATTTATTATTAAGTAATTACTAAGCAAAATCAAACGTTTTCATATGAAATGTTTACTTGCATATTTTAATTTTTTCCGATAAATATAAATCGTTAAGGTTAAATTACGCATTAAATTCTTTCTAGGTGACCATCAATCATCCTCGACGAAAGATTCAAACCACAAGCCGACAGTAATGTCGGCTTTTTTTGTGCCAATGATTCTATAACTCAACTTTATTGTTTACTAAATGCTTGACTATCGGTTTACTAATTACTAAACTTCAATTCATCAAAACCCCACAGCGGGTATTCAGGATCAACGTTCACAGTTTTATGCCAGCACCAGGAAACAAGTAACGCCACGAAGATGGCAGAAGATACATGCCGACCAAAGCGGGAAACCGAGGCAAGAGTAGCACCAGACCTGACACCTCGGAAAGACGGGGAACTTAAAGCAAGACCTGACAGCCCGGAAAGACGGGCACCAAATTACAGACGTAAAAAAACCCACCGAAGTGGGTTCGTTTACCCCGACAACCGACCAAAGTTACCGGGAAACCTGAGCGGCGACCAAACCGCTCAAGAGGCAAGACCAATGACGAATCACTGATCACCACCATTTTAAAGGAGTTGCTATGAAAGCACAACCTGACACCATCAACGTAACGCTTTATATCCACGCGAAAAAACAGTTCGACGGCAGTATCCAGTATGTTGCATACAGTTCATCCTTTTCTCCGGAGTATGATATGGGGCTTGTTGTGGCGGAACACACCATTGAACTACCCGTTCCCGCAATAACGAAAGCTGAGCTTAACCAAGCAGAAATCGAAAGCTTACGCACAGCGCAGAATAAAATCCTCGCTGACGCAGAAATTAAAACCCGGGCTATTGAAGACCAGATCCAGGCGCTGTTATGCCTGGAAGGCACGGTTATTTCTAAAGACGACGAACAAATCCCCTACTGACCAGAGGCAAGACCTATGACCAATTTTATCTGCGCATTTAATCCGACTGCAGCAGCACTTAGTGACGGCGCTGTAACGGTAGTTATTACTATCACCGCACCGTCTGTAAAAATGGCTAAAGCCATGTCGGCAGTGATGCTTGAAGAATCTTATCCGGAGAATACAGACAAGTTTGATATTGAATGCCCGGTGATCTGTGAAGCCCGTGACGGAGAACCGGCACCGGTCGGTGACACTTTCGATGAAACCTTTGCAAAGGAATACGAGTTCAACGGTGCTGCCTGGCAAAAGCGTGAAGAGGAAATGGTTGTATTTGAAAAAACAGCTCCAGTTGTCCGTATTGCCGCAATCATGCTGTATGGCAGAACACAGTTCACCCGAAGTGAATACAGCGCTGCCCTCACATTTGTGCATGACAGCAAAGAGCAACCAAAAATTCGTAATATTGCAAAAGGTATAGCGGCTGTCCGCACTGTCTCACTACTGAATGAGCAGGATTTAGAAGCCCTGGTCAATACGGTTTTAACGGATGCCGTTGACGACATCACACCAGAAGAGGCGCAAGAACAGGCTGAACTATTCCTGTTCCCGCCGGAAGCCACCACCGGACAATTGCCTATTCAGGCTCACAAGCAACGCAATTTTGACCACAGCTATGCAACGATGGATCAGGAAGTTGCTCTCTCTCTTCTACCGAATGACTTTGATCCATGGGAAATACAGCCAAGTAAATTAACTGCAGCCAAAAAACTGATCGCTGATGAAGATGAAAACTGGCGGCGCTGGTCTACTGAATTCCGCGTTATCAATAATGCACTACTGATACCGCGTGACACCATCTTTGCCGTGGTTCGTGAAGGTAAAGAACATCCTGAGTTGATGAGTGATGCGACCGCCCGCAAACAGTTTGTGGCTGACCGTATTGGTGGAATACTGACAAACAATAGCAATACTCAGGAACACGGCAGCTCAGGTGCTGATATCACGGAAGAGACACCGGAACCGACACACTCCCCTGAACCGGAAAAACAGAAACGTTCACGCAGTAAGAAGGCTGAAAAGGTAGTGACTAAACCCGCACCTGAAGAAGCAGCCAATGATGAACTTACTGTTACAGTGCAAACTCCCGACCAGTTTATACCGGCAACACCAATAACAGCCGCTGATGATTTCCGGAACCGTGCAGAGATTATCGATGAAGTGCTGGCCGATACAGACAACCTGAATATCTGGAAACGGGTTCAGCGCACAGATCCGCGCTTTACCAAACCACTGGAAGGTGCCGGTTTCCTGGGGACCAGTATTAACAGTAACTACATGATCATGCGTGCTACCGAAATCTTTGGCCCTATCGGTGAAGGTTGGAGCTATGAAGTTATTGAGGAAAAACTAATTGATGGGAATCCACTCACAGAACGGGTATTTGATGATAACCATAAACAAGTTGGTGTTCGTTATCTCCGGGATGGCGATGGTTCACTGAAGTATGAAGAAAATCATTCCATCAAAATTAAATTTTGGTACATGACCAAAAGCGGAAAAAAAGCAGAGTTTGAAAGCTATGGTGCGACACCATACAAATATATCACCAAGAACGGACTTAAATCGGATCCGGAAGTTATCAAAAAATCCCTGACTGATGCAATTAAAAAAGCCCTGTCTATGCTCGGTTTCAGCTCTGATGTGTTTATGGGTATGCATGATAACCCTGAATATCTCATCAAAAATAAACTGGAATTCGAAATTAAAGCGGCCAGTGAAAATGCAGAAGACAGCGTTCGTATACGCGCTGAACTGGATGAAAAATTCACCCGTAATACAGAAACGATGCGGACTGCTGTATCACAAAATGAATTAAGAGGTATTACATCCACGCTCTCGCGTGAAATGTCCGTACACATCAAAGATGCTACAGCCCGGGGAGATAAAGAATACGCAAACTATCTGTCCGGCCGTCTGCGCCGCCTGACTGAAATTGAAAAAGAGTGTTTAACCAAACTGACTGAAAAACAAGAGGCAGACCAATGAAAACGACCGCAATAGCATTAGCAGCAGATTATGACAAACTGCAACGGCTGGTAGAGACAGGCGAATTCACCGCAGAAGATATCGCTGACACACTGGAGGGTATAGAGGGGGTTATCGGTGACAAACTGGATGCTGCCATGAACCATGTCCGCAATCTGGAGGGACAGGCAAACACCCTCGGTGAAGAGTCCAAACGCCTTGCAGAGCGTAAAAAATCATTCGAACGTCAGGGCAAGGAACTGAGAAGATACGTCCTTACCTTTCTGTTAGCCGCCGGCATGGACAATTTGAAAACGGTGAAAAATACGTTTACTGCAGCAAAAGGACGGCCATCTGTTGTCATTGATGATGAAACAAAAATTCCTGATTCTTTTGTTGACGCGCAGATCATTGTTTCGCCAGATAAAAAGGCTATCAAAGAGGCGCTGGAGAATGGCGTTGAAGTACCCGGCGCACATATCGAAATTGGTGAACGTTCATTGATGGTTCGTTGATTACCGCGGTGCCCGGCAATCGGGCACTTTCTTTAGTGTGTGACATGTCACGACGAGGCAAGACCTATGCTAAAACACCAACACTATAAAGACCGACCGGTAAAACTAACCTTCCCTGATGGCAGTCACGGATATATCCGGACAGATCGGCGCTGTGATGTGTATTACGACCTGCCGCCACAGGTGAAAATTGATGCCCGCAGCGAGCCACAGCAGAAGGATGATATCAAATGATATTCGGATTGTTCGCTCTGATTTGTTCTGCTCTCAGTTGCCAATATGAGCCCTACGGCTACGTTTACCCAGATGAACAAAACTGCCTGATGGATAAAGAAGCTCTGACAATGAAAGGCATTCTGTCTGAGTGCTATCCGATTGATGAAGTTATCTCAGCAGATTTTGATTAAGCATAATCAGTTTTATTTCGCCACGGTGATTACCATGATGCCAATACCTTTACCGGAGCAACATCATGGAACCGTGGCAACCTGGGAAACAATTACTAACCGACTTCGATATTAAATTAGGCCGTCTGGCTGCGAGTGTAAAAAACAGACCATGCACACCTGCAGATATTAAACGCTCATGTGACACAACCGACCTGCTTATTTTATTGATGATGAGGCAAGACCAGAATGAAGACCGAGACTGACTTTATTACACCAGAGGAAATGATAGAACTGACCGGCTATCAATTTCCGTCCAAGCAATGCGAGGTGCTGGAACGCGCCGGGATCTTTTTTATCAAACGTCCGGACGGGCGCCCAAAAACCACCTGGGCACATTTTAATAGTCCACTGGCTAAACGGCCGGCATCATCAGTATCAGAAGAACCTGACTTCGGTGCGATGTAATGGCAAGAACACGTAAAGACCCAGAAGATAATCATTTACCTAAGCGGGTATACAAAGGCCGTTCAGCCTATGAATTTAAACATCCTGACGGTCGCACCATTCGCTTGTGTTCATTGAACAGCGATAAATCTGTTATTTGGTCACATTATGAAAAGCTAATAAATGAAGATAAGTGTACGGAAACATACGCCTCACTTGTTGATGAGTTTTTCAAATCGATTGATTTTATGGATCTGTCAGGTGAGACACAGAAGGACTATACAAAATACTCACGCAAAGTATTACCTGTCTTCGGGAAAATGAAACCAGACAACATAAAACCTGAGCATGTCAGAAAATATATGGATAAACGGGGACTCAATAGCCGCACCCAGGCTAACAGGGAAAAAACATTTATGTCCCGGGTATTCAGATGGGGATATGAAAGAGGAAAAGTAAAAAGCAACCCATGTCAGGGCGTTAAACAATTTAAAGAAGTGGCAAGAGATCGCTACATTACGGACCGTGAATATAATGCGCTGTACCAATCAGCGCCGACAATTGTTCAGGTCGCGATGGAATTAGCTTATCTTTGCTGCGCTCGTCAACATGACGTTTTAACTCTGACAAAAGAGCAGTTACTGGATGAGGGTATTTATATCAGGCAGGGAAAAACAGGAAAAAAACAAATCAAAGCGTGGTCAGTGCGGCTGAGAAAGGCGATCAAATTAGCAGAGCAATTACCGCTTAATGTAACCATCCCGAGCCTTTATATCCTCCATCAAAAAAATGCCTGTAAATATAGCCGTGATGGTTTTAACAGCAGATGGCAGGCAGCCAGAGAAACTGCGGTAGCAAACAATCCTGATATTTCATTTGATTTTACTTTTCATGATTTGAAAGCAAAAGGGATATCAGATCTCGATGGAACACTGCAGGATAAACAAAAAATATCCGGGCACAAAACCATCACTCAAACTGCAAGATATGACAGGAAAATTCAGGTTGTTCCGGTGGTAGGTAATCAAAAATGATGAATATTCATTCAACATATGAAATTTATATTCTGAACGGATATTCTGAAAGTATTCTGAAGTGTGATTTCAGGCACAAAAAAGCCACCCGTTGGGTGGCTCTCTTTTAA